TGGAGTCCGAAGTGTCCACCGCTGTTGTTGAAACGGTGGAAAACCCTGCTGCTGTCGTTGACACTGCAGAAGCCCCCGTCGCGCCCGTTGAAGCCGCTGCTGCGCCCGCGGAAGCTGCTGTCGCTGCTGAAGCCCCCGTTGCAGTTGCCAAAGTCAAAAAGTACCCCCGCGAAGGGGGCAAGTGCTGGCAAGTGTGGGACGCATGCGACAAGCTCGTCGCCGCTGGTACTCACCCCACGGTTGCTCACTTGCGTGCCCACGCCGTGGAGCACAATTGGAACGTGTCCAACGCCAGCCAGGAATTTTACGCTTGGCGCAAGTATCACGGCCGCAAGTAAGCGACACACCAAGGGGGCGCGCAAGCGCCCCCTTTTCTGCATAGCTGAGGGAACAAAAATGCACACGATACGCACATCAACTGAAATTGACGACGATCACTACGTGGTCACCGTCAATGGGAAGTCATTAGACTTAACGCGAAATCAGTTTGAACGTTATCGCGAGTGGTTGCTCAATAACGACGAGCCGCTTGCGGTCGTGTTCCCTGATTTAACACCTGCTCAACGGGAGCTACTTCAATGAAGCAATACGCACTTCGCGCTTTCGCGCTACTCGCAGCCGCTTGCGCCGCTTCTGCCGTCGCTGCTACTGAAGCGACGGTTATACGCAGCGATAAAGAATACGCTGCATGCTTGGAACAGCTTATCGCGAAGCGCGGCCTGCGCTACGCGGTTGACAACGCTGGTTCTACGTCGTGCGACACTCGCGTCCGCTTCAAGCGGCGCTAGCGCATAGCTGATCTGCGTCAAGCGACTGCTACGAAAGTGGCAGTCGCTTTTTCGTGACCAGCCACCTAGCGCCAGGTCACCCAGCCACCTACGCCATCTACCTTCACCTAAGGTGACCCAGCGCCACTTAGGGTCGTCTACCTTCAAGCGATGCATGGCTGATATGCGCATCTGGCATCTCTAGCATTTTTGCATCGCTGGTATGCACCGAGTTGATTTTCGGCGACACCGGAGGTTGATCCTGGTACCGTTTCTCGAGAGTCGAGGCGACCTGTAGTCGAGTGGCCTCGGGCGAATATATATAATTTCGAAAAATCGAAAATCTCGACGTCGAGACGGCCTTCCCCATCCATATATTATATATCGGCTCGCAAGCCTGAGTCGAACAGGTCTCAGCCAAGAGCGACTGGTGCTTCCGTTACACTAGATGCGAGGTGAGAGTATTTTTGAACGCCACACTGGGATTGTTCTCGCAGCCGCCGCGCTCGCGCTCCGCTATGGATCTGTGGATTGCTCTGTCTGGAGATGTATCTCAGTGCTATTGGTCTCAGTATCAGAAGAGGCAGATAGCCCTGCCTAGGCTTATGTGCCTTGAACGAACTTTTCACAATGTCAAACAGCGGGCAGCACGCACACAAAGAGAAAGACTCGACCGGCTAAAGACTCGAGCCGAGGAAGGACTCGGCCAAAGACTCGAGCCTCGAACTCATACTCGACCGGAAACTCGAGCCCCTGCAGAGACTCGAGCTTCCAACTGGAGCACTGGTCTCCCTCAGGAAACTGATGATGCGCTCCATGTAGTACCGTAGCACAGAACGTTTGGGGATGCAAATGAAAAATGCGTCAGACGAAAGTTGGCCTAGGGGTAAACTAACTCGGCCAAGAACGCAGGATAACCGAGATAACTCGAGGAAGATGAGCTAAAACTCCATATAAAAACGATAAAAACGAAGGATAAATAGACATTTACTGGTTAAGTGCTTGTTTTCTTTAATTAATATATAGATAGAAATATAGAATAGTAAATACATATTAGGCCTCATCTGAATTCAACTAATCTAACGAAAGATTGCAAAACTTACTAGACTAACCCCCCTTTTGGCCCCCCCCCCCCCCGAAAAACTTTTCTCGCTGCCAATCATGGGGTCTGGGTTCAGCAAAACTCAGCATTTCGTACATTTCTCACTATATTCTACATTTATTACATTTCGTACATTTCGTATCCCTCGGAAAGATACCCATTTACAACCAGGCAACTCGTACAACTATGACAAGTTGTATACACTACAGACACAGATGCTGCATCGCAGCATTATCCGAATGTAATCAACCCAGGACAACTGCATAACAAGTTGTCTACAACTATGACCCCTTGTCATGTTGCACGCGTAATCAATACACATCATATAGTTCTCCGCAGCCTTGACACTTGCAATCAACGCCAGATCCATGCTACATTACTTTTGGGGTACAAAATCCCCTTCCATACCATTCTACCAACAGAAGGACTAACCTGCTATGTCTACCGCCACAAAAGCAACCAGTAAAGTCTATTCTCTGGGTTCCAACTCACTCGTCTACGCGCCTGGCATTATACGCTGGGCGATCAACGGGGCGAAGTTTACTGACGATCGCAAGCGGATGATCCACATTGTGGCGTCCACTTGGGGTATCCCGAAGTTCGCCGCAGAACAACTGATCACACAGAAAGTTCCCTTCACTGTGGTTAACGACGCAGTGCGCTTCCAAACTGCTTCGCTATGAAAACGATCACGATCACCATGCGGCTCATAAAAGAGCACAAAGTTTTGGCAGAGTATGCCGAGACTAACCCAGATGGCACTAAAGTTCTCAAGCCTTTGGTGTGGCCGATCTACGTCCGCAAAAACGAATATCTCCCTGCGGCGTACACCCTCACCCTTACACCTACGGAGGTCTGAAATGGGCTGGTATTCAGGTCCAAAAGACAACAGCGTTTGCTCGCACGTGAAGTTCAACCTGAAGGGTTGCAACCGGCTTGCAAATCACGATGGTATGCATCGGAACATATTTGACACCACAAACGAGTACTGGCCCGACGATGCGGGACAGTACATCAACACGCAGGAGGAATGGATCGCGTTAGTCAACGGGCTGGGAAATCCATCCATGTTCGTTCAAATTACTGAAGTACAACGCCGGCTGTTGATGAAGATCATAGCAACCTACGGTAAATCCTCAGACGAGGAAGAGATAAAGGAAATCGCACGGTTGCTCCACATATTCGGCCTGGCGTCCTGATGCAAGTCCATGTGGCGTCCGTGTGGCGCCACATGAGCGTGCAACACCGCACGATAACAGGAAGTATCAGCTATGTCTAAGAAGATCGCATTCAATACTGGCCGGAAGTACACTGTTCACGGTCAACGCATCGTGGCTACACTGCATGATGACGGTGTCGTTACGTTCCACGATATCGACCGTATGGTCGACGGGGAATTCAAACTCGGCTTGCACTGTCAGTTCAACCAGGTAGAAGTTATGCACTGGTACGACAACAACTTGGCGAATGGAACGCCCCGCTCGCACAGAGATGCTTTCTATCACGACAGCACGAACAGCACCGCAGCATATGTCGACCTCTGCGGCGAGACGCTCAACAGGACGGTGCGCTAATGACATACTCAATACAAGACTGCGCCACCTACAAAGGATGGACAGTGATTAAATCGGTCCCTGTGAATGGCGATGGCGTGCAGGCGCCCGGCGCCATTGTAATGTGCGAGATAGGGAATGAGCGTCCCTACGCAATCCATTTCTTCAACGAACAGGACGGTGGTTTTCACATGGGAAGCTACTGCGAGGATCGCAAAGAAGCTGAAGACGTCTACGCAATGCGGGTACTGAAATACCTCGGAAGGAACAAATGATTGTAGAGTACGACGAAGCACTGTTTCTCGGCCACGACAAAGAGAAATGGACACGGAAATACGGACCTCGCCCGCACACACGAAAGGAAATGAAATGAGCAATCCTATCTGGACATTACTGCACCACAGAATGACAAGTGAGCATCTTGGTCCATACCTTCCAACGTTTCTCGTTATCGAGGACGAGCGCAAGGCAGCTGAGCAGTTCAACGAACGCTACAAGTTCGGGGGTTGGCGTCCGTTCGGCCAAGACAAGTTTAAGCTGATGGAGAATCACTTGTTGAAGTACCCTGGCGATCCACCGCAGCAGCCGTTGGCAATAACCCATCTGCGCGATGAATTGATTCTTCTATACCCAAGCGATGTGGTTGTTATCAAACAGCCAGATGGCTCGTTTGAAGTCTGCAGGATGGACTGATTGCAAGCCCATGCACATCCTAGCTGATGTGCATGTTCGAGCAATCCCGCTCGCAATGGAGTACTTGATATGGACATCCGTAACTGGAATTACACCCAACTTCCAAAGGGTATCTACGCCGCGCACGTTCGGAAACATAACTGGGACGGGTACTTTCTGTTCCGAGCATACCCGAACGTAGGAAGTAGCTGCTTGGAATACATTTCTACAGATCTTCACGACGTTCTTGCGAAAGCTGAAAGCTTCGTAAATGGCGAACGCGATCCTGCAATCTACAGCGCATCCTACTGAAAGAAGGAGAACTAGCAAATGAAGCCAATTGACAAGTTGAAAATGGGCCCTGATCGTGAAGTCATTCCAATTGAAGGAGGATTTCGCGTCACAGTTACACCTCCTGCGTGGACGGGGATCAAGGGAGGAAAATATCTCGACCTCTCCCCGCCGCAGTACCTGCGGTACCTCGAGTGGATGGAAAGCAGGGTCTTGATACAAGATGCCCTGCCTGAGCTGAGGCCCGACCAGCGTGAAATCCTTCTGACGGGGATGTAGGAGGTGAAATGAAGGCGGCTATCTGCTGGCGATGCGGAAAGGATCTGGGACATATTGTCCCAGATGATGCTGCGGAAATTACCTGTTTCCAGTGTGATAACGATACCACTGGAAAGAGAAAGAAGATTTTCAATAAGAAACGGAAATATCGAAAAAGGAAAAGGCGGTGAGATAGGTACCAACATCAGAGGTCGGCAGCCGGCATGTCTGATTTCGATTTCAGTACGAAATCTTTTTCGGCGGCGCGACGACGCGGCCGCTGACTCGGCGCGGCTTGTGAACAGACGCTGAGGCAGCGAAACGTGACACATAACGATCTGCTGTCTGACGCTTGCATCGAACCCAAATCTGTGTTACATTACAATTGGTCCAAACAACGGAGTGAATTCTGTGCCTAACTTCAAATGCGTCAACTGCGGAGCCAGTTCTCTTGTTCGAAGCAACTTCAGGTTAACGCCGACTGGCGTTACCTTCTGTAAGCGATCTGAATGCGAAAAGCAACGTCTCCACTATCTGCAGACAAATTCACTTTCAGAAGCTAGACCTTTTCTGGGGCAGACCATTCACATAGATCAGCCGGCTAAAGACTCGACCGCCGGCTAGATACTCGGTCAAAGACTCGACCAAGGACTCGACCTCGACTAGCAACTCGACCGGAGAACTCGCCATGTCAGACTTTATCACTCAGCAAGTGTGGGAGACCTACTTCACATACTTGGATCTCTTGAAGGAATCAGGTGTGACCAACATGTTCGGTTCGGTCCCCTACATCCAAGATCAATTCGGTGTCTCACAGCCTGAAGCAAAGAAGATCTTTAAGGTTTGGATGGATACGTTCAACGAGAACGAGACCCCAGCCGAACGAGCAGCAAAGGTCAAATAAGTTACCCCCCGGAGAGTACTTCGATCGGTGAGCGGGAGCGTCGATTTTCAGAAAGGTGACCTGCGGTCTCCGTAAGGGGTAATCATAGCGCCGTACAAGGTCATCGACTCCCGCATTCATTCTAACTAGAGGTACAGACAATGAAACGCTTTCGGATTGTTGAGATCGACCACGTTAAGCACGAGGAATCAATACTACATTCGACCGACAACCCAATCTGGGCAAACGAACTGTTCATCCAGCTAAGAAAGGTGACTGATCCTAGGTACAGCTACAGCTTGGTTGATCAGAAAGAGACACTTCATAAGCCTACCTAAACAAAAATCAACAAGCATAACCGCTTGTTTTCAACAACTTATCCCTGTATGCTAACACACGGAGACAAAAATGACTAACGTGATACAGCTTGAAAAGAAATCCGAACCCAATAAACTCCGCTGCACCAGCTGCGGAACTACGGTCGACGCACCTTGTGATTGCGGTGTCCCCTTCGAATTCATAAAAGCTAAGAAGTTGGCCGAGATTGGTATCAAAGAGACACCCGCAGCTTCAAATAGAGCGATCGCCGATCGCATGGGTATTAGTCATGTTACAGTTAAAAATGAACGTGATAAACAACTGTTAAATGATTTAACAGTTACGGAACCAGAAACACGCATCGGCTCAGACGGTATAGAACGTAGGTTACCTAGAGCACGGCTTCTTCCTAACGGTCGAGTTCAAGTAGATTCCGAATGGTTAGCACAAGCAGAAAAGAAAATCAGAGAGGATAGAGCGCGGGAAGAACGGGACAATAAATACATTCCTCCTTCTAAAGATGCTCTAAAAATTATGTGTCTAATGGATGACCTGAAAAGAGCATTACCCGCACTTGAACGTCTAGATAGAGTTAATCAAGAAGACATCACAGAAGTAGAGATTCTACTTCAACAAGCACAAACTGCACTCAACCGAGGTAAGGAGTTAAAATGCAAGATACAACCCGAGACAAATACATCAGAATAATTATTAGAGCTGAATATCAGAATAGACGATTCACGGTTCGTGAATTAGCTGAACGTCTTTGTCATGAACTTCATCCTGGAGAAGATCATAGAATAAGTATTCGAGGTATAGTGAGAGGAGATTATTTCGTTAGAAATCCATCACCGTACAAATCAATGCGCGAGGATGTAAATCGCGCTTTGTATAGTCAGAGAGATAAAAATGACCTTCGCTATTTCTTTCATTCAGTTAAACCTATTAAAAAACCTATCTGGTTCTATCGTGATATCGCAACTTCTCTTGAAATTATGCGTTTTGCTGACTATTTAAGACAACAAGGTGAAGCTTTGCGAGAGGAAGCAAAGACACTTCTTGAATGGGCCTCTACTAGCGGTAAACTATGACCTGGATCCTATTCGATATGGTCAACCCCAGGATCTTGCATGTGGCACCCACACCGGATCAACTACGCTTTGAAGAGGGGGAACTCCCAACTCATCTTCAATTAGTAAGGATCTCGCGAGTCGAGTCAATTGAGGATCCTATATTCTTAGGTGCTCCTTCGCAATGGACTGAGCTTAAGCTTCGGCGTCTCTACACTTGGTTGAAATTAGATCCACCACTTTCCCCTGCGAAATGGACTGAGGAAACGTTTCTTACCATACGTCTACAGGTTAGGGCTGCGCTTGCGAAACAATTACGCTTTGAACCCAGCCAGCTCCCTACATTAGAGGCTCCCAATATTGTTATCAGCACACCTCTTCCCCCTCCTCGGCCGCAACGTTTACCCAATGCGCGGCGGGGCTCCGTTGGTCCTTTGATACATCGCGTTGCTACCGAAATGTGGGAGGCTGCTGGAAGACCTTTGGATATTCCAACCATTCTTATGCTGCGTCAAACGATTATGAAGACCCTAAATGACGAGCATAAGATAAAGGTTTCGACCAGCAGTAACGAGCTCGGACGCTGGCAAAAGGAGCTTGTGGCGGTCAAAGAGACGAACCACTAGATGTAGGGCTTGACCACCCCAAGCTTCCATGCTATAGTATGCACCGCCTCCAGAGATTCATCACGTTCTGCCCCGCTCAACGGAGCCATCAATGGCCGACGACTCGCGCCTACTCCAGTGGCGAAATATTCCCATGGAGTTGCGGTTGAAGCGTCAGTGGCTCGTTGCTCATCCTGTCAATAAGAATCCTATCTTTTTCAAAGAAGGTCAATTCTATAACGCTTCTGTTTCTAAGCATCTCAGCTCACAGTGGATGAGCTTCGAAGAAGTTACAACCCTCGCATTAACGCACAATCTTGCAATTGGATTCGTCATTTGCGAAGGCGAAGACATTACATGTATTGATCTTGACGTAAAGCCCAACACCACAAAGGAGTCTCTGGATCTATATCAGACCATTGTTCAATCGTTTGACAGTTACACAGAACGATCCGTCGGTGGGCATGGGATTCATGTATGGTGCAAGGGGAGCATTGGACTCGGCCGGCGTCGTGACGGTGTAGAGATCTACAGTCAAAATAGATTTATGATCTGTACTGGCAATGTTCTCCATAACAAAGAACAGCTTGAGTCTAGGCAAGAGAAACTGACTAAGATGATTAGTCAGATGCCTATGTCTGCAGACTATGATGAAATTATTCTCGAGGAGCTACCTCAGATCGAAAGCGATGAAGATGTAGGTCGTAAGTTATGGGAGAACGAAGACGCGCGATTACTCTGGCAAGGAATGTGGCGTGAATTAGATCATCCGTCACAATCTGAGGGCGACCTTGATCTAATGGTTCACCTTGTACGCTACACTCAATCGAATGAACAGTGTAAGCGTCTGTTTCGCCAGTCTGGGCTTGGAAAAAGAACTAAAGCAAACCGTTCAGATTATGTTTTGCGTACCCTGCGTCATGCTCGTTTTATTCGTCAGAGCGAGATGATAGATATTGCAGCAGGCAAACGTAGTGCTGATGCGATTATTGCCAAATATGAAGCAGAACAAGCTCTTTTGAAAACTGCAGATGGATCTTTAGCTTTCAATCCCGATCCTATTCAATTTCAGACAGTCGAACATGTGATTGATTTTGATTCTATTCCTGATCCAGAAGAAGCCATAGACCAGATTGAATTTCCATCTGGAGGTCTGGGATATCTAGCTAGATACTTTTATAGAGGATCTATTCATCCTAATGTTGAATTCTCAGTAGCGGCAGCAATCACTGTAGTATCAGCTCTCTGTGGAAGGGGTTGGAATACGAATACCGATTCTGGATTGAATACTTATAATCTTGTTGTTGCTCCTTCGGGAATGGGTAAAGAAGCGATGTCGAAGGGAATTAGTAGGTTGATTAGAATCTGTTCTGAAAAGTTTCCAATATTCAAAGATGCTTTTCATTTTGGAAATTTTGCAAGTGGACAGGGACTCACAAAACATTTCACTCCGTCGCGAGGATCATTTGCACAGATATTAGGTGAATTTGGTGGGCTGATGAAGAGATTTTCAAATGCTCGTGATGAGAACATACAGGGTCTAATGACAGTTATGCTCGGTCTGCATTCTAAATCAAGTCCGGGTTCAATATCAGATGCAATTAATTATAGTGATGCCACTAAGAATGTACAGTCTCTTTATTCTCCCGCGTATAGTGTCCTTGGAGATACTACACCTGAAGTCTTTGAAAGCATGAATGCGTTTCTTCTCAACAGTGGATTTATATCACGATTCAATATCTTTGAATATAAGGGAGGACGAAGCGATATAAATAAAAAAGTAGATTATTCAATCGATCCAAACTTTGTAGATTATCTAGTTATGATTGCTCGAGTTGCAGATTTACTTCTTACTCAGAAAAAACCCCCAATCGCTGCTATATTAAGTCCGGAAGCCGAAGCTCGATATAATAAATTTGCTAGATACTGTGATGATAATTACAATCTTTCTATCAAAAATAGAGGTAGTGATATTGAGCATCACATGTGGGCGCGTTCTACTCTACGAATTAACGTTCTAGCAACTCTTGCTGCAATTCTAGATACACCTCCACCGACAGCGCAGGGAAATGTGAATACTCCAATTGTTACCGAAGCCCATTGGGATTATTTCGAACGCTTCGTTATGAATGATATCAATAACTTCAGAACTAAACAAGAGGCTGGAGATCTAGGAACTGGAGATAGTGTACAGGTTAAGAAACTTGAAAAGATTATTGATGACTATCTTCATAAAGCTCCTCCAGCAAGTTACGGAGTTAAAACAGAATTACAGACTTCTGGAAAAATCACGTATTCTTATATGCGACAACGAATGTTAGGTGTACCTGCATTTAGAAGCGATGGAAATTTTGATGAAAAGAAATTTAGAAATACAATCCAAACCCTTATTCAAATGGGAAGACTTAAGGAAATCAAAGATCCCAATGAAAAGGGAATGATATCTGGAAACCTATACTGGTTAAGGGGAACATGAAAATCATCGTCTGCGGCAGCCATATCTACAGTCAACCAAACTTTATTCGTCAGTGGCTTGATTGGTATCATAGAAAAGATAGAATCAAGACCCTGATAGAAGGCGGTGCATTGCATGTCGATGCTATCGCTGGAGCATGGGCTGTTGAACATGCTATTGAACATCTTAAAATAGATGCAAAATGGCATCTCTTTGGTCCTCATGCTGGGCCTATACGAAATGCCGAAATGCTGCTACTTGAGCCACATGTTGTGATTGCATTTCCGGGCGGGAACGGGACTGCGAATATGGTGAAACAAGCCCGCGAAGCGGGTGTACCTGTTATCGAAGTGAAGTATCCAAAAATGAAATCAATGCCTTGACACTTGCATCTGGCCAGCTACTATGCTATAAAGTGGAATCAACAACCTAACAACGGAGTACTTCCTATGGTCTTAATACCCGAACGCCAAGTTACTGTAGACCACCTCAAAGAGTGGTACACTCTGAAGAAAGATATGGATGAGATGAAGAACAAGGAGATTGTTCTTCGTCAGTTCATCTTTGCTGGACTGTTCCCAAATCCAGAAGAGGGTACCAACAGCCTCCCGGTGGAGGATGGAACCGGTGCTGTTGTGAAGGGTGTGCATACTATCAATCGTGCTGTGCAGGTCGAGTTGCTTGAAGAGTTGAAGAAAGTGCAAGCGATGCCTGACAGCAACCAGCCCAAGTTGGATCTGGAGAAGTTGGTTAGATGGAAGCCTGAGGTTTCAATCAAAGAGTACCGTCAGCTTACCGACGAGCAGCGCCTCTTGTTTGACCAAGTACTTGTGATCAAGCCGGGCATGCCTGGGCTCGATATTGTCATTCCAAAAAGGAGTACTTGATGCCACTTCAGTTCTCTACCGCTTCCGAGGAATCTTTCTCCAATGGAATCAAAGTGCTTGTCTACGGGGGTGCGGGAGTTGGGAGAACAGTTCTTACTGCCACACTCCCAACTCCGGTTCTGATCTCTGCGGAGTCCGGTTTGCTATCTCTTCGCGAATCTAACCTGAGACGTCTATTTGGTAATGATCAATCTATCTGTTACAATATGCCGATCATTACCATTAAGACGGCAGACGACTTACGAGACGCACATCTCTGGTGTCTACAAAGTGCAGAAGCTCGTAACTTCCAGAGCGTTGGATTAGACAGCATAACCGAGATTGGTGAAGTTGTTCTCAACAATGCCAAGCGACAAGTGAAAGATCCAAGACAGGCCTACGGGGAACTGATCGAAAAAATGGAAACCTTAATCAGAGCCTTCCGGGATCTCCAAGGTAAGAACGTACTCGTCTCCGCAAAGATGGAGCCGATGAAGGATGAATTATCTGGCATCGTTAAGTACGGTCCGTCAATGCCGGGCGCTAAACTTGGACCGAAGCTACCTTACTTCTTCGACGAAGTCTTTCGTCTTGGGGTTGGGAAAGATCCAACGACTCAGCAGGAGTTTCGTTTCCTGCAAACGCAACCTGACCTTCAGTTTGAGGCGAAGGATAGAAGCGGGGCCCTCGCAAATGTGGAGCCTCCGCATCTAAGCTATGTCTTCAACAAGATCATCAACTCGTAAGGAGTCACCTTATGGTGCAACTTAACTTCGATGCAACTAAGTTCAGTCCGCTCGACAATGACGTCGTCCCGGAAGGCTGGTACAATTTCGTCATCGACGAATCTAACGCCATGCCGACGAAAGACGGCAACCCCAACCACCTGCGCCTTGTTCTGCGTTTCTCCATCATCGATGGACCGCACCAGGGACGCAAAGTGTTCACTGGTCTGAACATGCGGCATACCAATATCCAGACGATGGAGATTGCAAACCGCGAACTGAGTGCAATCTGCGCTGCCCTCAATATGCCTTTCGTGCAGGACACGCAGCAACTCCACAACATTCCGCTGAAGGGGCGCATCAAGACCATAAAAGACCCCAACGGTGTCTACGACGACAAGTCGGAGATCAAAAGCTACAAGCCCATCAACTATGTCGTTCCGGGCGTTCTTGCTCAGCCCGGTGCTGCACCACAGGGAGCACCTCAGCAGGCACCCACCGGTTGGGCACCTCAACAGGCACCACAGCAAGCGCCTCAACAGCAGCCGTGGACTCCTCAGCAACAGGTTGCTCCACAGCAGCCGGTCTATCAGCAACCTCCGCAGCAGGCTGCTCCTCCGAACGGTGGTTGGCAGCAACCCCAGACGCAACAGCCTTGGGGACAGCCTCCGCAGCAGCAGGCTCCGCAGCAGGTCCAGCAGCCGCAGCAGGCACCTCAGCAGCAACAGCCGGCACAGTACGCCGAACCCCCAAAGCAGCCCGTACAACAGCCTGCGCCGGTTGGGTTCGCTGCACCCACTCCGGCTCAGCAGGCTCCTCAGACTGTCCAACAGCCTCAGGATCCTGCTGTTACTGCTGCTCAACAGGCTCAGCCGCCTTGGGCCAGGCCGCCTGCGTAATTGAACGTAACCATCTCAAGGGGTCCTGTGTTCGCAGGGCCCCTTGTTCTTCAATGGAGATAGATAATGAGTTGGGAGATGACAAAAGAACAATGGGCCAAACTCCCACTCTTATTGCGACAACGTTGGTGGAGAGAGACTGATTATGGTCTACTTGCACCGAATGAAGAATTAAAGCAAGCGATCCGCGATGCCTTAAATAAGGACAAATCTTAATGGTTGACATTGCTCGAGACCTATGTCTTGCTATCGACAAGGCTATTGCGATTGATCAAGGAGCCTCCTACAGGGGTTGGCTTGGTCGGGTACTCCCAAACATGTCAGATGCATACAGGGACGCTGAAGAATCCCATCGAAGTCACATGGGCGCATCTCAACTCGGTCATGATTGTGGTCGTGCTGTATGGTATAGTTTTCGATGGGCAACCAAAGCAGCGTTTCAAGGTCGCATGCTTCGTCTGTTCAATCGTGGTCATATTGAGGAAGCTCGTTTCATTGCAATGCTCCTTATGATTGGAATGCCTGTCTATCAGCAGGATGCAGAAGGAAAGCAGTTTCGTATTGGTTTCGGTGACGGTCATGGTGGTGGAAGCGGCGACGGGGTGACATACTATAACAATAATCCTGTTCTTATCGAAGCAAAGACACATAACGAAAGATCCTTTATCGAACTAGCGGGAAAACTGGAAGAGTGGAGGGCATATCTAGCTCATGAAGGTCACTTTAAGGGAAAAGGTGTCCGCGATGCTAAACCAGAACACTTTGTTCAAGCGCAGATTTACATGCGCAAGATGGGCCTAGCCTCTTGTCTCTATATGGCGGTCAATAAAAATACTGACGACCTTTATATCGAAGTCATTACTCTTAATCCTGAGCATGCTGACCAGTATATTGAGAGAGGCGAGAAGCTGATACAAGCTACGACACCCCCAACTAAGCTCAGTACCTCGCCTGGGTTCTGGAAATGTACTTGGTGCGAACATAAGCCTGTCTGCCATATGAAACGAGCACCGGATAGGAACTGCCGCACCTGCAAATATGTTCAGCTCGAATCGGCAGGGCGATGGGCTTGCACCCACCCCACGAACCATGCTATACTAACGCAGGAGAAGCAGTTAGTTGGATGCCAGTTCTACAAGGTAGCGAGTCACTTTCTATGAAACCGTTTATCGATAGACAATACCAAACCGAAGCTGTCAACAGCATATGGGCTTACTTTGAAACCCATAAGACTGGAAATCCAATTCTTGCAATGCCTACCGGCAGTGGCAAAACAATTGTCAATGCTCGTTTCCTCGAAGGTATCTTTAAGACCTTTCCATTTCAAAAAGTCATGCTGTTGACTCACGTTAAAGAATTGATTCAACAAAACTATGAAAAGCTAATCGCACTGTGGCCAGATGCCCCCGTTGGTATCTATAGCGATGGACTCGGACAAAAGAATTCTAGACAGTCTATCACATTAGGAGGTATTGCTTCCGTTTGGAGAAAGCCTGAGATCTTCGGACATGTAGATTTAATCATCATTGACGAAGTTCATCTCGTTAGCCCACGCGGCAATACAATGTATCAAAGCTTTATTGATGCATTGACAAAAATCAATCCAAATCTACGTGTCATAGGTCTTACTGCTACTCCTTGGCGCATGGGACATGGAAAGCTAACTGATCCTTATCTAGACAAGGCTGGAAAATTACATCCAAGTGTCTTCACAGATTTCTGCTTCGACATAACAAACTACCACAGCTTCAATAGGTTGATCGCTGAGGGCTATCTTGTCCCGCTGATCCCTAAGAAGACAAAGACCGAGCTTAACGTAGATGGAGTCCACCTACGCGGCGGGGAGTTCATTGAAAAAGATCTACAAATCGCAGTCGACAAACATGAGATCACCGTTGCTGCAATTAAAGAAGCTCTCGAGCTTGGCAAAGATCGTAAAAAATGGTTAGTGTTTGGTGCGGGCATTGAACACGCAGAACACATCAACACAATCTTAAATGAGATGGGTGTCCCATCAGACTGTGTTCATAGTAAAGTTGATAAAAAAGATCGCGATAAGATGATCAAGGATTTCCGCGCCGGTAGACTTCGTGCGCTAGTCAACAACAACATTTTGACAACGGGATACGACGATCCCACAGTTGACATGATTATTGTTCTACGACCTACTATGTCTACAGTATTGTGGGTTCAGATGTTGGGACGCGGTACACGGCCCGTCTATCCTCCGGGATTTAATAGTGAGACACTAGAACAGCGTATGGCTGCAATTAAAGCCAGCGGCAAACTTGACTGTCTAGTTCTAGACTATGCAGGTAACACGCGCCGCCTAGGGCCAATCAATGACCCTGTAATTCCCACGCCACCCAAGTCAAAGGGAACGGGCGATGCGCCAGTTAAACTCTGTGATGTCTGTCAGACATACGTTCACGCTAGTGTTCGTATCTGCCCACATTGTGGCAACGAATTTAAGTTCCAACTCAATATCGTCCAGTCAGCAAGTTCTATCAGTCCACTGAAAGGAGAGCTTCCTATAACGAAAGTATTCAAAGTAGATCACATTAGTGCAGCACGACATGAGAAGCACGGCGGGGGTTCCGTATCGATGCGCGTCTCATACTACTGTGGTCTGAAAATGTATACCGAGTTTGTAACCTTAGAGAATAGTAACGCCTTCGCCCAACGTCGTGCGAAGTCTTGGTGGAAAGTAAGAATGAAATCAAAATGGAATGATACATTAAATTCTCCTGTGCCCACCACAGTGAATGAGGCTCTTACCCGCCTCGACGAAATCAATCACCCAACGCACATTCGCGTCTGGGTTAACAAGAATCCGTACCCGGAGATTATGGCCATCTGTTTCGATGGCACTGCCTTCGGAACGGAGGAGATGTCAGACGAGGTTCCAACAATCGTTTCCTCCCTGACTACGTTAAAGAAGACTGAGCTGGATACGGAAATCCCATTCTAACGGAGAAGAGACAATGGCCTTCAAACTGACAAAGAACGAGGAAGATCAATTCGCACGTCTAAAGACCGCTCTCACTGCGAAATATGTCGAACTCACAACGGCTATCAATACCTATAACGAGGAAATGAGTAAACTTTGCAATCCTCTTCAAGAGACATTTGACGAATACAATAAGTATCTAAACGAACTACGTTCATTCGTCGAAACGGTTGCTGAAGAAAAACGTTCAGATTTTGAAGACAAGTCTGACGATTGGAAAGAAGGCGATACTGGGTCGAGTGTCGACGCCTGGCTTAGCGCCTGGGAAAGTGCTGAACTCGAAGAAGTATTTATCGAATTCCCAGCTGAGATCGGAATCGAATTTGACAATCATTCGGAGATCGATCTAGCCAACGAGCCATAATTCGGCTTGCACCACCACTAAGAAGCTGCTACACTTGTGGTGTCATCGCATACAACGGGGGCACCACAAGTATGACTCACTGGGTTAGAAATGACGGTGGTCGAGCTGCCTACGGATACACAGGCAAGGCAGGCGATTGCGTCACTCGTTCGATTGCAATCGTTAGTGGTATACCATACTCTAAAGTCTATAGCGACATGGCGTGGATTAACGCCACAATGCCCAAGACAAAGAGTCGTAGGACAGCGGGCATTCACAGCGCATTCTATGGTATCTATACCACGAGCGTTTTATTCAAACGCTACATGGAGAGTCTTAACTTCATCTGGACTCCGACTATGTTCATTGGATCTGGTTGTAGAGTTCATTTGCGGGCAAACGAACTTCCCTCCGGGGGATTGGTAGTGTCCGTCAGCAAGCATCTTACCGCAGTAGTTGACGGAGTCATTCACGATACCCACGACTGTTCGCGTGGAGGTAATCGTTGCGTCTATGGCTATTGGAAATTGGAGAGACTGCAATGGTGACGGAGACAATTACGATCAAAGATAGAAAATTCACTGTAACTTTTGATGACGATAATAAACCCTTACGAATCACTGAACGTAAGAAAGAAGTGATGTTCGGTGTTGAAAAGGTCTATAATCATTCTTATTGGCACGCTGGCCATCACAATACAGCAGGAGCGCCTGAACGTATCATCAACGCAGCACTTGAACAAAGAAAGAAGAGAGATGGACAAGATTGACGTTCTCAACCATGGTTTCGTACGCCTTATAGACAGTATGGGCAGCGACCTTTCTGTGGTTCGCGCCGCTCGCGTATCGTACGACGCTGCATGGCGCGCGGGTGAGGATCAAAGTGGCGATGAGAAGCTGATCAATTACCTCTGGCGCAACCACCACACGACACCGTTTGAAGCTGTGGTCTTTACCTTCGAGGTGAAGGCGCCAATCTTTGTATTGCGCCAGTGGCATCGCCATCGGACTTGGAGCTATAACGAACTGTCGGCACGTTACAAGCCACTCCCTGAGGAGTTCTATGTTCCAAAACCGGAACATATTGGTACGCAATCAAAGGACACTAAGCAGGCACGAGCTGAGGGAGAGCCTGATCCAGTCGCTGCTGCTCACATCAAGGTAACTTGCGAGCACGCATTTCGTGCTTATCGTATGTTACTCGAAGACGGTGTACCGCGCGAGCTGGCGCGCTCCGTCCTTCCTGTGGCAACCTACAGCCACATGTTCGCAACAGTCGACCTGTTGAATCTAATGAGATTTCTAACGCTGCGCTGTGATCAACATGCGCAGTATGAAATACGTGTCTACGCTGACGCTATGCGTGAGCTGGCACGTTCGATTGTGCCAGTCTGTATCAAAGCATGGGAGAAGTAAGATGAGTGTTAAATCGCATATCGTTGTTCACCCCGAGTGTGTTTCATATCCAATGATAATGAAGCATGTCACAACAGGAGCGATAATCTTATTCTATCAATCCAATATGGGATGGATTATTGGAAACCATTCCAATATTGGCAAACCCTGGGAGATGAGGATATCAGAAAATTATGTTCCGTTCCACGGTGCAGTGACGATAACAAATGACATAGGAAAGTGAAATGAGCACAATGGACAATTTTAAGACTGTCGAGTTGCCTGGAATATGCACGACATGTGGTAAGATATTTGATCTTGCCACTGCTACATCAAAGACACCGCATAGCATACCTAAAGAAGGCGATTATATGCTTTGCATCGGTTGCGGTGAGTGGAACATATTGACTGCTAACCGTCAGATGCGTAAACCAACCGAGGATGAACTTATTGAAGTTGGATCGCATCCGGCTGCGAGAGAACTTCGTATAGCATGGACAATGCTTGATGATCTAAAAACACAAGAGGAGAAATGATGTTTCTCCTCTGGCTCATTCTTCTCATTATATTTCTCGTGATTGCGCGTTGGTTTTTCTTGAGGTAAAATAGTGCTTGCATTGAAATGAAGAGGTGTGCTTATATAGTGGGGCAGTAGCAATTCCTATCAACACTGCACCAACAATGGAGTTACAAAATGCACGAAGTAGAAACAATGGCCTACGCCCACGAAGTTCCGTGGCACACTCTTGGTAATCGCGTCGAGGACAGCGTGACCTGCGACGAGATGTTAGTCGCCGCTGGCCTCAACTGGACAGTGGAAGAACTTCCGTGCTTCATTAACGTCGACGGCAAGCAAGTTCCTGTGGATCGTAAGGCACTGGTCCGCAGCACCGATAAGAAGATCCTGACCGTAACTGGTAAAGATTGGAAGCCGTTTCAGAACAAAGATGCGATGAACTTCTTCCGGGAATGGACTAACGTCGGAGGCTGTACACTTGAGACAGCCGGTTCGCTCCGCGGTGGAAAAGTTATCTGGGCGTTGGCGCGCGTCTCTGCTGGCTTTATACTTCCTGGACGCGACGCTGTGAAGGCTTATATCCTTCTGGTATCGCCACACGAAGTGGGAAAGGCCAGTACCGTTCGAACCACAACGGTTCGCGTCGTGTGCGCCAATACATTAGCGATGGCCGGCGGGGTTCAGGGCAAGAACGCAGAGTATCGTCAGAGCCATATCTACAACTTCGATACTTCTGCCGCTAAGGCATCCGTCCAACTGGTGAAGGAAGAAATTGCCAAGATGGAGCTCGACTCTCTGGCTCTGCAACAGTTGAAGATGAGCCAGTTCGATACGGTCCGCGTTCTGGCAAAATTCTTTCAGCCTGCGCTGCCGAACAACACTGAGCACAACATCGAGGAACTAATCAACGAACCGGACGCTCGTTCTCCGAAGCTTCAGAAGGTCCTCTGGGCAACGGAAAAGGCGCCTGGTGCGACTCCGGGCAATGGCTGGGGCGTTCTGAATGGCGTCACATACTGGGCCGATCACATGGCAGGCAACTCCAAGGACTCCCGCTTGTTCAATAGCTGGTTGGGTGAAGCCGGCAAGATGAAAGACAAGGTCAAGGGAGAGCTGATGGAGATGGTCTCCTAACTGATACAACCAAAGACAGTGCGGGGATCACTCTCCGCTCTGTCTTTTTATTTCACTTAAAATTGAGCTAAAATCGTCCTTGCAATCTGCGGCGTATTGTAATATGTATATTCTATTGTAACACAGAGTAAGGAGATCCAACATGAACGAACAGACCAATCCCGCATGGGCTGCCCCTCCGTCAGCAGACGCACCTCAGACCGCACCCGAAGCTGGTACGCCTGACGTGAAGGCCCAGGAAGCCGCTGCGAAGAAGATGGAGAAGGAAGCTGCCAAGGCCGCCAAGGAGGCGCAGAAGAACGCTGCTGCCGAGGCCAAGGAAGCTGCCAAGGCAGCGAAGCAGGCCGAAAAGAAGGCCAAGGAAGATGCCAAGGCCGCTGCACAGCTCGCCAAGAACGAAGCGAAGGCCGCCAAGCAGGCTCAGAAGGAGCAGGCCAAGCAGCCCGAGCAGAATGGCATCCGTCGGCCGAAGGCTGAAGGCGAGTGCGGCAAGGCGTGGGCGATGTTCGATCACCTGTCTCAGCAGAAGGGTGCTCCCGTTGCCGCCGCAGAGATCCGTGCTGCGATGCCGCAGTACGCGCATCTGAACGAGGGCAACGTCAAGGCGGAATACCCGCGGTGGAAGAAGTTCCATGGCCTGTCGGGCACCATCCCGCCGGCCGCGCCGCTCACCCCGCCTGCGGCTCCGCAGACTGCAACTCCGCCGGCTGCTGCCTGATCTAACGTCTCGCCGAAACCTGCCCCGGAGGAATTCGCCTCCGGGGCTACCTCCCGGAGAGAGACATGAATCTACAAGCAATCGAGAAGTCGGTCGAGCATCCTGAGGGATTAATCGACGTCCACAGCATCTTCTACACCATCCAGGGCGAGGGACCTTTCAGTGGGTTCCCCGCCGTTTTTATTCGGCTCGCCGGATGCAATCTCCAGTGCCCAGGATGTGATACCGAATATACCAAGGGACGACGTTTTGCGTATCCCTCAGTTATTGCAAAGTATGTGAACTCGTTGAGCCTACCGAAAGGCCTCGTAGTTATTACGGGCGGGGAACCGTTCAGGCAAGATCTATCTAGCTTATTTGAACATCTTGTATCATTTGGACATCTCGTTCAGGTTGAGAGTAATGGAACTCTCCCTCCGAGCGATTACGAGTATTCAATATATACTCGAATCGATCATTTCCATGGAGTTCACATTGTCTGCAGTCCAAAGACTGGACGTATCAATCCAATACTTTTAGATAAGGCACTCTGCCTTAAATACGTTCTTGATGCAGACAGTATGAATCCGGAAGACGGCCTTCCGATTCGCGCCCTCGGACATCCTGCTCATCCGCAGCTTGCGCGACCTCCTGTCGATTGGGATAAGCCAATCTATCTTCAACCAATGGATACAAAGGACCCAGCGCACAACGAGCGGAATATCAAAGCCGTGACTGAGTCTTGCATGAAGTTCGGCTATAAGCTACAATTACAAATCCACAAGTATCTTGGGGTAGAATAAGATGTGCGCAATTATGGGAGCCCTCATCTGGAATGCAACTGCATATCAACGTCTTGATTCTAATCGTATTCTAAATTTTATTGGAGATGAAAGTTTCGAACGCGGTCGCGATGGATGGGGATATTATGTCAGAGATGGTCTTACTGTAGGTCATAAAAATAAATCGATTATAAGATCAACAGGTTGGGAGACAGAACACGAATTCTTTAGTCTAAATATCTTTAGTCCAACTAAAGCCATGATTGGTAATTTTCGTGCTGAGCCCACGACGGAGTTCGTACGCCACAAACGCGAATATGATCAACAACCTTATTCGCTCAACAAGTGGAATATTGTTCACAACGGAACCATCGCAAACGATAAAGAATTGCGGACAGATGAGGGTGCCACAACTGGTATCGACAGTGTTGCGATTGTCGAACAACTTGCTGCCGCAGGTCATATTTCAGATTCTGTTCACGCAAAACAGATATTCAAAAATACTATTGAAAAGTTAAAAGGTAGCTACGCGATATTAGCAACACATGATGATTTTCCCTATCTGATATTTGCTGCTTGTAACTATAGGCCTATCTGGATTGCCAAACGAGAATATGGAATCTTCTTTGCAAGCTCGAAAGAATATTTTCCAAGAGATATGACACCCCAAATGCTTCAACCTTATTCAATCTGGGCATTCGGACCCAACGATACTGAGCGTCTTGATTATGTACGGCTTTATGGTAAGAAAGCTCTTGTCATTTGTAGCGGTGGAATGGACAGCGTTGTTGCAGCGACAGAAGCTAAAGCTCAAGGTTACGAGATTGAATTAGTTCATTTCCTTTATGGTTCACGAGCGGAGACACCAGAAGTAGATGCAGTTCGGGACGTAGCAAACTATCTTAGTGTGCCCTTACATTTCATTCCGATGGGAATCTATCGAAAAGAAGACTCTCCATTACTTCAATCAGATAGTAAGATCGCAGGCGGAGAAGCAGGAGCCGAGTTTGCACATGAGTGGGTCCCGGCACGTAATCTTGTGATGCTTGCTCTTGCAACTGCATTTGCCGAAGCTCGAGAAATCAATACAATCGTACTCGGTAACAATCTAGAAGAAGCAGGTGCATACCCTGACAACGAACCTGAGTTCATTAATCGATTTAATGAAATGCTTCCATTTGCAGTTGGCGATGGAAAACGAGTTCAAGTTATCATGCCAGTAGGCAATCTTATGAAGCATGAGATTGTTGCTCTTGGACATAGTATAGGTGCGCCACTGCACCTTACATGGAGTTGCTATCGCGCAGGTCCAAAGCATTGTGGCACCTGTGGTCCTTGCTACATGAGACGAACTGCATTTGAGATAAATAAAATACCTGAGGTCATTCAGTACGCGAATTCAGAGGAGAAATGAATGACCTTTATCTCAACGAAGACCTACGGACATGACATTGGTCTCTCTTCTTGCTTCCGTCAATGGAAGGCGAAGAGTCACTGTCGATTTCTCCACGGTTACGCTCTCTCTGTCCGTATCGAATTTGAAGCAGACGAACTGGATGATTCTAATTGGGTCGTTGATTTTGGAAGCCTCAAAGGTTTCAGGGGTTGGTTGGAAAAGACGTTCGACCACCGTCTATTGATTGCCGAGGACGATCCCGATCGATCTGCTTTAGAACTTATGGCAGGTCTAGGACTTGCCCAGATAACGATCGTGCCTGCCACAGGTTGTGAAGCATTCGCGTCTATGATCTATGAGTATGGTGTTGTCTGGTTAGTCGACAACGGTTACTATCCGCGTGTACGCATGCGGTCTGTTGAAGTGTGTGAGCATGGTGCCAATTCTGCAATCTTTATGGAGGAGTAGAAAATGGAACTGTTAACTAAGTTTTGCTTCGGCGACACAGTAGTCATCGATGAGGGCAGTGTCAAAGGAACCGTAGTTGGTTTCTGTTTCTATCCGCACGAAAAGCAGGTTCAAGTCAGCTGGTGGAACAATGGGGACCTGGTTGAGAAGTGGGTCGGGGAATGGAGGCTTAAGGCGTGGCAACCATGAAACTTTATCTCGCCGGTGCAATACAGAACGCATCTGATCCAATTACGTGGCGACGCAATCTTACAACAAAAATGCCCGAAGGTTGGGAGGTAATTGACCCAACCGAGATCAACTTGTTTGTCGGTACGGAAGACAATATAGAAGCTGCACGTCGAATCGTTACAAACGATCTTAATGCTATCAGAAAATGCGATGCGCTTCTCGCTTTAGTCAATATAGCTTCATGGGGCACAGGAATGGAGATATTCTTTGCCTATCAATTAAAGGTCCCAATTATTATCTGGAGCCCGGGTGGAAAGCCTGTCGGACCTTGGCTTCAGTTTCACTCGACTGTCGTTTTATCGGAGTTTGCAGATATCAAAGTATTCTTGCGAAATCTGCTTGCAAACGCATAGAATCCAGTTTATAGTTACCACAACGGAGCGGGGCATGACCGAAACTCTACGCACTGCGTTCAGAGCTGTTCTTAGAAATATCCCAGGTGAAGATGCAAATAGAGAAGGTCTAATAGAAACACCGGATCGTGTAACTCGCGCCTGGGAGTTCTGGACTTCCGGTTATGGTATCGATCCCATCGATGTACTTAAGACCTTTATCGATGGCGCTGAAGGGGTAGATGAGATGGTCGTTGTCAAAGACCTGCCTTTCTATTCCCATTGTGAGCATCACCTTGCTCCGTTCTTCGGCACTGCAACTATCGGGTATCTGCCTCACCAACGCATCGTCGGGCTGAGCAAGCTCGGGCGGTTGCTACAGATCTTCTCGCGTCGCCTACAAGTACAGGAACGTCTTACGTGCCAGATTGCCGACGCCATTAGCGCAGCACTGAACCCTCTGGGTTGTGGCGTTATAGTGCGGGCCCGCCATCTGTGCATGGAGTCGCGCGGTATCTGTCAACAGGGGCACTACACTGTCACCAGTGCTCTACGTGGTGTGTTCAAGACAGAAGACTCTGCTCGTTCGGAATTCTTAGGGATGAAGTAACATGACCCCTATTCCGTTGGAAAATCCAGATCGTCGTATTGGTGCTCCAAAAGATTGGGATCATGCTGAGGGATTATGCCACACTATCGAAGTTTGGGATCGTGATGGGTATATGATCTCTGCGTGGCAGCCAACGCCTGCTGAAATCAAACTCATCAATGAGGGCTGTCCTATTCTTTTACACATCTCAGGACGCCTCCACCCTGTGGTTGCGCTATCTGTAAGTAAGGAACCCCCGAAGCAGATCTGATGCATATTTATTTAGCTGCCATTTACACCAACGGATATAGAGCTGGAGGTAACTCCGGTCGATACCAGAATTTGACTGACAACGAGAAACGGTTAGTTGATGCCGTCCCACACATTCTGGAATCATATCATTACGTCGGGAAGCAGAAGTTCGTTGACGCCATGCGCGAAGATAAGGTGCGGGTGTTCCTTGACTCCGGAGCGTTCTCCGCTTATACGCTCAAGGTGGATCTTTCGGTTGCTGAATACTGTGAATACATCAAACGCAATCTAGACATCATACGCGTCGAGGATGGAACCGTAATGGCATCCGTACTGGACGGCATCGGTGACCCCCTTCAGACGTATCGCAATCAATGTGAGATGGAAGCTCGGGGCGTCCGTCCGCTACCTTGCTTCCACGCAGGCGAAGATGAACGCTATCTCGAACACTATGTTCAGAACTACGAGTATATCACTCTAGGCGGTATGGTCGGAAGTTCATCCACGCAGCTTATGAAATGGCTTGATAGGATTTGGGATAGATATCTAGTCGATGGTAGTGGTCGTCCACGCCTCAAAGTACACGGATTCGGAATCACCTCTATCCCAATCATGGAAGCCTATCCTTGGTATAGCTGCGACTCATCTTCTTGGGTGCAGACTGCTGCGTTCGGTGGTATCCAGACACCACAATGGGGTCCGGTTAACGTCTCGTCGAAGAGCCCACAACGACACGACGCTGGTCAGCACGCCACTACATTGTCTCCGATTGAACAAGACGTTATCTTTAAGCACCTTGAGGATATGGGTTTCACCTACGAACGGTTATCCACCGTTTATGAATCGCGCGCGGCTTACAATTTATGGAGCTATGGTGTTATAAACGCTATGGTCGACGCAGCCAACGGCGGCATCTACAAAGGCAGAGTAAAGGAGCTATTTTAGATGATATTACGACCGTTTGAATTATCAACTTGTTGGTATCCCAAACGAGATGTTCTCGATAAATTATTCGTCTACAATCCGGATACAGGATTGCTTCTCAATAAGATCGTTAGAAACCATAAAGCTCCCATCGGTGTTGAAACTGGTTGGCTCAGAGATGATGGATACCGACAGGTATGTATTAATTATGACTTATATGAAGTTCATAGAATCTGTTTTTATTTGGTTAATGATTATTATCCAATCCAAGTTGATCATATAAATCAAATACATAATGACAATAGAGGTCGTAATCTTAGAGCTGCACAACAAAGCGAGAATGAAATGAATAAAAAACTAACCTCTCGCAATACATCTGGTGTTAAAGGTCTATCTATCGAGAAACGGGATTCCTATACCTATTGGAATGCTCGTGTAACAAAGAACGGCATTACTGAATCAAAATTATTTCCGTTCGATGAAGAAGGACGTGAACAAGGTATTGAATTCTTAAAGAAAACACGTCGAGAAATGCACGGAGAATTTGCTTATGACTAATATCTTACAGTCGTTAAAATTTACCAAGGGAGCAGTAGCTACAAAGGATTTTGTTCCCGCAATGACGCATTTCCGTATTGAAAAAGGTACGGTCAGATCATTCAATGGTAATCTCGCTATCTGCAGTCCTATTGCATTGGACTTGGAATGCGTACCAAAAGCTGAGACGCTAGTCCGCGCAATTTCCAACTGCGAAGAGGAAGTTGTTCTCACCCTGACTGAGAAAGGACGTCTCCGTGTACAGAGTGGTAACTTCAGAGCCTTTATTGAAACTGTTGACACAGATGCAATACATCCAGAGCCGTCGGGTAACATCGTTCAGATCGATGGATCAGCATTACTTGACTCGTTTGAAAAGATTAGTGCATTTGTTGGTAACGATGCATCTCGCCCTTGGACCAATGGTATTCTGTTACGAGGACAATCCGCTTTCGCAACGAACAATGTTTGTGTGATTGAATATTGGCTTGCGATTGACATCCCCTTTGTGGTTAACATTCCAGGGACGGCAGTTAAAGAAGTGATCCGAGTTGGGGAACCCCCATCCCATCTCCAGCTTGATAATGGCTCTGTCACTTTCCATTACCCGGGTGGTAGATGGATTCGTACTCAACTCTATGTGACAGAGTGGCCAGATATCAGTAAGGTATTAGATCATAAATGTAACGCAGTTCCAATTGACCCGCGTCTCTACCCCGCACTTGACAATCTAACTGCGTTCGCAGATGATCTTACTCGAATCCATATTAAGGATGGAGTTCTCCAGACTCATCTAGACGAAGAAACAGGAGCCAGCTACGAAGTAGACGGTCTAGGTATCGGAGGAATCTATCAGATTAAGATGCTTCGCCTATTGGAGGGAGTCGCTGAGACAGCAGACTTCACACGCTATCCTCAGCCTGTTCTATTCTTTGGAGAGAAGTTGCGTGGTGCGATTGTTGGTATGCGTGGTTAATGGCAACTAAGAAAATATGTGACTGTGGATACATAGAGTCACTTATCAACTCAATGGAGAATGCAATGGTAACGAAAAATAAGTCAGTCGATCTTGGAACCATTCAAGACAACCTGATCGCAGCTAAGAAGAAACTTGCTGCAGATGAGCGCGCCTTGGAGCGAGCACATCAGGCGTACGATCAATCCAAAGAACAGCATTCGAAAGCAGTTCAAGAGTTGAAGGACGCAACCCGGACAGTACTGGGCTAAGATGCCTCGTAATCCCGTTGAGGGTCTTTTTTGGGACGACACTCCTCCACCCCCGAAGGAAAAAACCCAACGGGAGAAGCGTACTCCTCCTGAACAAACTTGGCTCGATCATTTGCCCGGACTTGAAGAAGCCCGGGCATTTCCCGTCGAGCTATTGACTTACGATGAACTGCTTTACATCAGTGATAAACAGGAAGAACTTATAGTCGACGTAGAAGTATTCTCAAACTACTTCCTCGCAGTATTTACCCATGCCGCCTCGGGCAAGATCTTCTATCTAGATTCTACACAATCAGAATACAATTCGGGATTACGTTGGATCTTAAAGAATTGCCTTACAGTAGGATTCAATTCTATCTCATACGATCTAACAATCTGCTACTGTGTCTGCGAAGGTCTATCAACTGAATTTCTAAAAGAGATCTCAGATGCACTAATCAAATACAACGTGAGCCCTTATGAGATTCATCATAGATATAGAATTAAGAGGTTTCCTGTAAACCATATTGATCTAATTGAAGTCGCCCCGTTGTTTGCAAGTCTGAAGACCTATGCCGGAAGACTCCATGCAAAGAAGATTCAAGATCTTCCATTCCATCCAGATACTGTTTTGAGTGAAGAACAGATTATCATTGTTCGTTGGTATTGCGTAAATGATACGTTCAATACTCAGCTCCTTCGCGATTGTCTAAAAGAACAGATCGAACTGCGTTACGAATTAAGTAATGAGTTCAGTGTGGATCTGCGTTCGAAATCTGATGCACAAATTGCAGAAGCTGTTATCAATAAAGAACTCAAAAGAATTACAGGACGTTTCCCAACTAAACCTAAAGTCGAAGTTGGTACAGTTTACCGATACAAGGTTCCTTATTATCTTAATTTCCAATCTGGTCTAATGAAGTATGCTTTGAATGTTGTTGCGAACGCTGAGTTTATTGTCGACTATACTGGCTCGATTGCGATGCCAAAAGAGATCAAAGAACTTCCGATTGAGATGAACGGTTCTGTGTACCGTATGGGAATCGGAGGTCTACACAGTTCCGAACAGACTGCTGCTCATGTAAGTGATAACGATTTCATATTGTTAGATAAAGACGTGACATCTTATTATCCATTCATTATTCTAAATCTTGGACTGACACCACAACATATGGGCGATGCGTTCCTCACCGTATATCGATCCATCGTCAATAAACGACTTGAGGCAAAGCGAGCTGGAAATAAAGCTGTTGCAGAGTCACTAAAGATTGTGGTCAACGGAACATTCGGCAAGCTAGGCAACATGCACTCGATTATCTATTCACCCGACTTACTATTCCAGGTCACACTTACTGGTCAGCTAAGTCTTCTACTTCTGATCGAGCGTCTTGAGCTTGCAGGGATTCGTGTCGTCAGTGCTAATACGGATGGCATTGTGATTAAATGTCCACGCCCGCTTCAGACAAGAATGAATGAGATCATTAAAGCTTGGGAGTTCGATACTCGTTTCGAGACTGAAGGATCTGAATTTCAAGCTCTCTATTCAAGAGATGTCAATAACTATATAGCGATTAAGAAAGACGGAAAGACCAAATCTAAAGGAGCTTATGCAAAGCCTGAGCAGTCCGAACAGAAGCTGCATAAGAATCCGACAGCAACTATCTGTCTAGATGCAGTAATTGATTATCTTACCAAAGGAATTCCATTGGAAACCACAATCCGGGGTTGCACTGATATTACAAAGTTTGTCAGCGTCCGCAATGTACGCGGGGGCGCTGCGAGGGTTCAACCTTCTGGGAACGAATACGTTGGTCGCGCCATTAGATGGTACTACGCAACAGAAGTTGAGGGAGAGCTAGTCTATGTTATATCAGGCAACAAAGTACCTCGTTCTGATGGAGCAAGAGAGCTGATGGTACTTCCAAATTCTCTCCCGACCGACATAAACTATGAATGGTATATTACAGAGGCAGAAAGAATACTAGTCGATATTGGGGCCGCTGTAGCGCCGGCTGTAGCCCCCGATCAACAAGTAGCCACAGCAGCACAGGCCAGCTAGAGAAACGTACTGTAGCGGCGGCGCTGCGGCCTACGCACACATCAAAAAGCAGAGCTAATAACGTAAGGGAACCAGCAGTGATCCACATTGTTAACAAGGGAAAGACGGGAGAGCGCGAGGTCGCAGATGCAATGAACTATTGTATCTACCTCGCAATGATGGAGTTAGGTTATACGAGAGAAGAGTGTCTTCAGGGTATGTCGACCATTCAAAGAAATCAAATACAGACTGCTATTGGTGGTTCTGATCTGATTGGTTGCTACGGTCTTTCAATCGAAGTTAAACGCCAAGAGACACTTAGTGTCAATACTTGGTGGAAACAATGTGAGACATCTGCAAAGCGAGACAACGCAATTCCTGTTCTTATTTATAGACAGAATAAAAAACCATGGCGAGTTAGAACCTACATCTCAATGCCCCTTCCCGAAGGTCACCAGATGCAGGCTATTGCAGAAATCGATTGGGATACTTTTCGGATTTGGTTTACCGGGTGGGTAAAAGCCACCCTCCAAAAATAAAGCTTGCATCAACAGGCAGATCTACATATACTGTGCGGCTAACGGAGCACAAGCCTATGGCCGCAGAACGGGTAATTATTGAAGCCGAATCAGGCGAACTATTATCATGCCCATTCTGCGGTTCACCTTGTTCATTCGAACATGACAAAAGTGGGGACTTGGCATCGTGGTACGTTTATTGTCGCGATGTCAAGGATGAATGTCCAGTCGGATACACAAACTCAATTGGCTACGCGCGTCGAGTTGAAGCAGCAGCGAATTGGAATAAACGCCATGCGTAGGGTAGTTCCGACGAAACTTAAGACAGCACGTCTCGAGGGCTACGGTTATCCTAAATCGGAGCTGGCAGGCGCATTTCAATTGATGGGTCCCTGCGGCACGTCATTACGAATTATATCTAATGGTGCTGAACATCCGGATGCACACGGTTGGGAACATGTTAGTGTGAGCACCGAAAGAAGATGTCCGAATTGGGAAGAAATGTGTTTCATTAAAGATCTATTTTGGGAAGAGAATGAATTAGTTATTCAATATCATGTGCCTAAAGAAGACCACATCAACAATCACCCTTATGTGCTCCACCTATGGAAAGATACTCACTTTCCGCATCCGCGCATGCCGCCAGCTAACCAGGTTGGGATAAAAGGTTTGTCTCACGAGGAATCGCGTAGACTTGGACAGAGCATGCGCAATAAGCGTTTGAAAATCAACAAATGATTTATCCAAAATGTCCAGAATGCCGTGGAACTAAATTCAGTCATCTGATTGACGAAGCACATGGGATATCCGGGACCTATATGGATAAAACAGAACGATTCGTTTGTAGAACATGTGGAATAGTTATAAGCTGCAATTCACCTGAAGCTAAAGAATTCCCATTTCAATACGAGAAAATCAAATGACCGTAATGGACGTCGACACAATTACAGAACTACTTGTTCTTATTCGTCCGGCCGTAGATACGATAGCTAGTACAGTTGATGAGAGACGAAACAATAACGAGTACATTGCAATCGCTCTTAAAGCGGGTGATGCAAGAAACGTGATCAAAGCTGCCCTCTTTCTCGAAGGACTTTTAATGGCAAGAAGAATGGGACGTTAAAATGAAAGAAACACGTCGCAGCCAAAAGATTGCCCGTCTAAAACGCGAAGTGACTGCTGCGCTGCGAAAGATCGGCGCCACTAAAGCTCAGGTCATGGAAGTTGCTAAAAAGTTTCGTGAGCTTGACGCCGTCCGAGAACGCATGATCATGTGGGGTGACGAGTGGGCTAAGGATGACCACCCTCACGCAATACTCGCGCGGGCGCACGCGGTCGGTGCGCTTTCCACCTCAATGTAACGAGATATGATTAATGAGCACCCATCACATCAATCTATCTCCAGAGATCCTTGCTGTGCTTCGTGCGCTGCGACTAATCGCGCATCGAGCATTGGGCAATGGACGAGAAGAAATTACAGTTGCTGATATTGAATGGGCAATCCAAGAGTTGGAAAAGAAATGAGCGAAGAAGATAGCTGCAATCTGCTTATCCATCTTCAGGAAGTAGCAGCTAGTTACGCGCGATGGGCAGCGACTCATCTTGCGGATAGACACTTTGAAGATTCTGTTCTATTTCAAGGGGAATCTGCTTATACATCTGCGTATGCCCGTAAGATGTTGTTCACGTTAATCGGGAACGGAGAGAAAACATGAATAGACCAAAGGCGATGGCAGAACTTGATATATGGTTTGCAGAATTCGAAAAACGCAAACGAGAGATGATAGCTGCTGGCATGTCTAAAGAAGATGCAGATGACAAAGCCGCAGCAGAAATTCGTCAACAGATTCGTCAGAGTGGATCAAGTCAGACACATTGATGAAATTTATCTACATTGCTGCGGTACTTAGTGCCGCTCTTATTTCCTGGGGTATAATCTATGTCAGGAAGGAGCCACCGCGAAAGGTGTATGCCACACTTCAGGAGAGATGGGGCGACACACCAAGCAACGTTATAGTCTCTCCGCCGAAAATCAATACCGTAAGAACCATTGCAATCACTCGGGAACCGGTGGAGGTGAAAGAGGTTGCGCTTCCACCGCAAGAAGTTGAGCCTCCAATACAAGACGTTGTGAAGCCCCATAGAAGAACCAGATATAGACCCACTCGATCTGGAATTTGTAGTGTTCACGGTATGCGTAAAGTCTACGTTGGAAAATATAGATGGAGGTGCAGAAGATGAAATATCCAATCGGATTAGTCAAAGACGACGGTAGCAAACAGATTGCTATTCGCTTTCCGCCCAAACTGTTTGATGAGATTATCAAACTAGCTAAGAAGGATGGAAAGAATTTCAACGCCATGGTAGTAGGTCTTGTTACCTGTGGAAAACTTTGTATCAGCGAAAGCGATGCATTGGAGCCCCGTCAATGAATCATAGAATTCAATGGGTTGATGGTAAAGCAGAAGCTAAGGGTCAACCCAATCCGAGATATCCTCTCGGCATTGATCTTGACATGTCCAAAGGTCAGAAAGAAATGTGCCTTGTTATGTTACCCTATCCGGCAAAACGAATAGGATATTATCTTATTGAATGCCCAAAGTGCGATTTACGTGTTGGTGTTAGTACCGCAGGTCGTGTAGATGATCCTCGCTCGGTAAAACTTGCGTGTAAAGGATTTAAGAAATGAAACGCTGGGCAATCATTAGACACATTCGATATTTCTATTTGCTTTATCAGGTCAATAGACATTATGAATTGTGGATGAAGTTAGGTATGTTACCTGTCAATATCGAAAAAGATTACGCTCACTTAGATAAAATTTGGAGTGGAGAAGTATGACCATTCGTATTCCAACTCGAGTAAAAAAGCTTGAGGAAAAAATAAGAATTTCTCAGAGTAGAAAAGATAAGAATGGAGAGACAATAACCGTGACAGAAAATCTGGGGTGGTTTGTACACTTCGAAGGAAGTTGGGAAGCTCTTTTTGTAGGGTACAATAGACCAGAGGGTTTAGAAACAGGTTCCGAAGTTGATATTATTATTCAACCTCGAAAAGCTCGCACTTGACATCTAGTGTTTAATGTGCAACAATACGTTACTGTTAGGACGGAGAAGGAGCTATGAACCTCTATTACATAGATGCGGGAGAGCGACGCTTCTTTGCCAATAAGACAAACGCTCATAATGCTGCCCAAGATGCGGCAGATAAAGTTCAACGTGGGGTAATCATATCTCGAATGTTTATTGCAGTCGATCGAGACAACATTGCTCGCCTTGCTAATTCTGAAGCAGGGTTTAGTAAATTCGTAGGGCGTGTCTCTGTAGTGTTGCCCAGGAAGCGCCCAAAAGTAAAACTGAAACGAATTGCTGCAACGCTAATATTGTTCACAACATTTCTGTTGCCGAACCCTAGTGAGGCAGCCAGTTGTACTACGCGCCGTAGCGGTTCAGTGAGCATCACAACCTGCGACGGCAAAGATTTCTATTCACAATGCCGCAGTTACCGTTCAGGGAGCGTCGTCAAGACGAGTTGCAAATGACTGATATCGAAGTTAAATGGGACAATCTGGGTAAAGAACTGCGGACTACATCAAATGGTGCAGCAGTTCTACGTATGCTGCTGGGTCACGGTGTCACTCATCTTGTTAAGATGGGAGATAACGGTCTCAAACAATCGTGCAGCATAGAAATGGTACTCGACTATTATCATAAAGTATAAGCCGGTGACAAAAATGGAATTCGACTACCGACCTTCCGGTCCCGAGGTCGAGAAGGCTGATCACTATGACGTCACCTTCTGTGATGATCTAGACGCTGGTCTGCATATCTTCTCTTATCGGGCAAATGGAACAATCATCTGCGAGACAAATCTATCCGTAAAAGCAACATTAGATCTGATTAAGTACTGCATGCCTCACCTCTATGACAAAGCAACCCGGAGATCATAATGACAGAAAATCAAAGAATCGCTAGCCTGACTACTGATGCGGTCCGTACATCTGCTGATCGTATGGTTGCTGACATTAAGTCTGTAGTCGAGCAGGCACTCGCGATGGCCGAACACATACGCGCCCTCGGTCTTAAATTCGAACAGGACATTGGAGAGCGCACACTCGAGGTCACGGACACAATCAACGCTTATGTGACGTTCTGTGGAAAGACCACGGACCTATTCAAGACGTTGCAGAACTCTCCGTCAATGCCCAATGGACATCCGAAGTCGGAGAAACAATGGGAAGATGAGAACAACAAGCTTCGCGCTTCGTTAACTTCAGATATCGACGGGAGATAGACAAAATGACCTTCGAGGAATTCAGCAAGGCAAATCGTGCTCGTTGTGAAGCACCAAATGGTTTCAATCATCCGCTCTCCGGTTGGTCGACCAGTGACTGGTTCGTTGCGATCATGGGCGAACTAGGTGAAGCTGCTAACCTCGCTAAGAAACTGAATCGCTCGCGCGACGGCATTCCCGGTAACAAAGAAACCGACGATGTTCTGCGTGAAAAACTGCGTAAGGAGATTGGCGACACTGGTGTCTATCTTGATCTGATAGCACAGTCGCTCGGTTTCCAGCTCGGCGAGGCTATGGTCGAAGTATTCGATTCCAAATCTGCCGAGCTTCGTTATCCCGTACAACTCAAACCAGAAGGAACTGAGCCATGAGACACCCCTGCCAGAAGTGTGCCTGCCCCTGTGATCTTCCTGCAAACGATTACGGGGAACTCATCTGCAAGTCGTGTACCGATAATGCGGCAGAAGCTGCTTACGATCGCCACATGGAGTCCTTCCATGACGGTGGCGCCACGCAGTGGAAGACACTTCAAGAGCAGCAGATTGATCTGTGGGGGTTGAAATAGTGCCGGACCAGAAACCCCCACTCGACTACAACAGAACTACAACGGGTTGGGCGAACACAGGACGTATCCGCATTCGACCGGGTTGGTTCGGTTTCGTTGTAGCTGAAGAACTATTTGTGAAATGGGATGGAGGTGGAGAATGGCGCCGTCTGTCCTTACCGAAGATCATTATCGAAGGGCGAAAATTCGATGAAGACTGAATCTCCAATTGTAAAATCGATTCAATCTGAAGCCATACGAAACTCTGATAAAGGTATCGGTGGAAGCACGACGGGAAAAGCCACACGGGGCAATGTGGTCTGTGCATACTATCCAGCATGCAATCGATTTGCATGGTTTGTGAATGGTGAACCTGAAACCAAAGCCTACGCTACCCATCTTCTGATGGGTACTGTCTCAAGGAAAAAGACATGAGACCTATCGGCCACACCCAAATGATGGTGTTGAAGGCACTCAACATCCATGGGTTCTGGACCACACAGTCGGAATGGACCTGGATGGGGTATTCCGACATGCGAAAGACCCTCGAGACGCTTGTAGCGCGAGGGCTTGTGGTTAAAAGAAAAATTCCGCAAAAGACCAGTCAATGTAAGAAGAGCTGGATGATTGTTTATTCACTACCTAATGGCAGACTAGAAAACAAGCAAGGGGACTAAGATGTACAAGACGTATCTGTTCAAGACCAAGGATCCCGTGATCGATCTGTTGCGCACGGCGCTGCAATTCGAAGCGGAAGCTCAAGGCGTTAAGTTCGGTACTGTAATCGCTCAGATTGCTAAGTCGAGCGGCGTGACGAACACCACACTCCGTAACTGGTTCTTCGGGGCCACCATTTCACCGCGCTACTGTTGCGTCGCAGCCGTCGCCAATTCGGTGAGAGCATCGTTCCGCGTCGGCGAGCGCAAAATGGCCAAGCGCAAGCCCAAGTTGAGGTTAGTCGCATGACGAAAAGTGAAGAGCGCGACTATATCGGCCCCGATCCGATCAAATGGCTCGACAGGCTGCTGCTCGTCAACGAGCGCAGTGCTTTCACATCCGATCAAAAGATCGCCATTGCCTCCGGAATTCGCACGCTCATGAAGCAATTCGGCGCTAACGTGTTGAGCACAAAATGAAAATCAAACCGCTGTTCGCTTGGTACGACCTGTGGGTCGGCGCGTTCTGGGACCGCGACAAGCGCAAGCTCTACATTCTTCCGCTGCCGTGCTTCGGCATCGTGATCGAGTTTGAGGCGGTGATGGACGAACAACAATGACAATGGTTAACATGCGCTGCGACGTATGCCAGCGCGACCCCAAGGTTCATCCAGCAGTGGGTGTGGCTTGCACCTCAATACCATATTCTTGCGCCTACTGCAGAGCATGCGCAACCAGGGGTGCTGATCCAATAATGGTATTTGAGCTCTGGTACGACACAGTTGGGGAGCCAGATAGACATCGGTCTCCAGACAACAGCTATACCTTTCTCGGAGATAGCTATATCACATATCGAGATTGGTACACAATCAGATCTCGCAATCATGATCGGCATGTTCTAGATTGGAGTCTCGAACAGTATTTCAATCAGGAAGAACCTAGTGATAACTAATGATATGATTCAATTCCGGCTGTTGCAGATGCCTTGCTGCCACATGCTGCTATGTTGGGTCAACCCGCGCCTTCCGAACTATTGCCCGGAATGTGGTACCCATATCTTTCTGAAACTTAAGTCAGGCGAATACACGCGGGTCAACGATAAGGACGCAGTCCTTAGGGCGGACTATGGTAAGATATGAGTAAAACTCTAATCGAGGTGAATATGGGTAAAAATAGAGGAGTCAGGATCTGGACTGCCGCAGCTCACAATTTACTTTATCAAGAATTAGTTAAAAGATTTGGAAAACTTCCCGAATGGGAAACTAACAATCGACCTGGACGTGGGCGTGATCTTGAATATGATCTCTTCTGTGAAAGTTTTGCAAAGATAGTTGGAGCTGATAGTGGAGATGCTGTCAAACAACAAATTGCTTTCGCAAGACAAGAAACTCTTCCTAATATAAAAAGTTCTCGTTCAATGGTGTCAAACTTTGTACTCAATAAAGCAGCAGCTTATCACGCTGGTTTTATTCTATTTGCTAATTTTCCAGGTGTGAGTTCAGCTCCACCTTCAAGAAGCAGTACAATCCCGGGAACAACAAGACCATGGACGTAATGAATAATCGGGGCGTTTTAAGCCGCTACAGTGCGTTTGAAACTATTGTGTTACATGTGTACGGGCCGCAGCTAGAAACGCCCCCAACCGGCGCGCTAGCGATCTGTATAGCGGTCAAAAAGTAAGCGCGGCGCGCTCCTGTAGCGCCGCGCTTATCAAATGTAACCTCCCTCAAGGCAGGGGTTGTGGGTAGTCTGCTGGTAGAGGGATCGGCACCGTACAGCCACCGGGCCGACAGATGACCTTCACCATGATATCACACTCCTTTCAACACCCTTTGCAGATTGGTGGGGGTGCCGATGGATATGGAGGCAGTGGCGGCACCTTACTTCGATCCATTCCAATATAGGGATCGCCTATTGTTGGAGGCGATTCCCTCTCAGCGTATAGGGGATCCGAATACCGCGATCCCGAGAATGCCGATCAGGACGAACAAGATAAGCCACGAGCCGAACGGAGCCCATGGATACTGCTGCGTCCGCCAGGGTCCAAGACCAAGGATGCCAAGGACACCAATCAGAACATAGATCAGCCAGAACCAGATGTTTGCACCCATGACGTCCTCCTATTGTTTCGACTTCCCAGGATTGATATGAAGCTCGCGCGTCATTACGTCAACAATACGCTCGATGCTATTTTCGTTTTTCTTAGTCGCGCCTTCCAAAACAGTAAGCCGAGTGTTGATTTCTGCTAGATGGGGCGAGCCGCGTACCTCTAACGTATTCACGCGGCTCTCAAGTCGAACCATATAGCCCCATGCGCTGAACGCCAATCCCCCGACAAAGATAGCCTGGGCGATCAGGAAATATACGAGTGTCGAGTTATTCCTGACCCAGGATTTGATTTCGGTCATCGCATGCCAGTCATTCTGAAGAAGTTAATCCTTCACGTGACTTCGCCATCATTGCGATGTATACGGGATTCTCCGCCGGCCATTGTGCAGGCGGAAGCAATGCTGGATTAGGAATCTCTTCTCTCACAGTCGCAACTGGAGGTTCCGGCATTCCCTTGATCTCAGGTACATAGGGGCCCGGGAAGGGAGGGGTATCTGTCATTTCAACTCTCCTATTATGGGATGAACTGTCCACCCGAACTCGCGCTACCAGGTATGTTACCTGGTATTGTATGTCCAACCATGTTGATAATGGCATTCTCCGCAACGAAATATTGAATGCCAGTACAATTACTGACGAGCAGATCTGTACAACCCCAGTCCATGACACCCAGAGACGTACACCAGAAGAATACCGCACCTGCATTCATGCGAATGTTTGAGAAGTGCCAGAAGCCTGTCTCTCCCAAAAGAAGATAGGTATGTCCAGTTGATCCGTGACCGTAACAGACAACAGCTCCACCCATTATATGGTTATTGCCAAGGAAACGATTGTTACCTTTGAACTGAGCAAACTCTCCATCCGCACAGTCAACGAAACGTGAACGCGGATTATCGACCATCATCTCGAACTGGCAATTGTTCACAAAGACGCGAGACCCCATAGCACGAACGCCTGCCATCTGGTCTGGTCCCGCATGGGCCATCTCAAATGTTACACCCATGAACGACATGCTTGCAATCGATTCCATCCACATACAAGAATACAGATCAATGTGCATGAATGCTGATCTAACTCGATACGAACCCGGATTGTTCTGATCTCCGGTTAGTGACACAGCACCGCCGAACGCACTGATCGACGTACCGTCATAAGTACCTGGAATGCCGAGTCGCATATTGATCGAGAACAGAGGTGTGGCCGCATAGCGCGAACCAACTGCGTTCCAAGCGCCAGCAATAGTACGAAACGCCTTGTCGGGAGTGTTCGCCGTACCATCGCCAGTCGTATCGTTACCGTCTGTGCGAATCCAACAATCAATGCCACCCTTGACCAGAAGGGGAACCTGGCTGGCAACCATGCCGCAGACATAGAAGTAGCCATTGAGATAACAAATGATGTACGGGATACCTGCACGCAGGTCAAGTCGCTCGAGGTGCTGTCCATCGTTGCGCAGAAGATAGACCCCGCCCAGACCGTTAATATTGATTGTGACAATAGCCTGGTTAGTTGTCTCCGGAACAACAGTTAGCGTCATGAAATTGTTGTAGCGTGTGGCTACCGGATCGAGGCCAGCCGAGTAATTATTCGGCCCTCCCGTCAGATATGTGGATCGAGCCAATCCACGTTGATTGATATATCGTACTGCCCTTTCGATGTGATCAAGACGGGAGCAATCGTATTGCAACTCTCCCTTCATAATCAGATTCATATCCTCAGCCAACATCGCGTTGGCTGCGGCTGGATCGAACCGTGGCTGACAGCGACTGGTGCTGTACCACAGTTCATGACATCCGGCAGGGGTGTTTACGTCGATGCTATTCTTGGCGTCTGCTGCCGGAACGCCACTGTCTGGGAACATGGGCATGGTTTGTTACTTCCTTTTGTCTCAGCTGCGAGCAGCCAGTTGCGCTTCCAACGCGTCGACTTTGGCGCTAAGTTCCTTGACCGCATTGATCAGAGCGTAAGTCAGGGCGCTCGGATCAATGTCTCGAATGTCTGCAACCTGAACTCCATCGATCATACCTGGATTTATTACAATCATCTCTGGCATAATCGTTTCGACGTCTTGAGCAACAAGACCTATAAATTCTTTATCGGCAATTGCCACCATATAGTGTGGACTGTTTCCATAAGGAGCCACAGGGGCAGTCTTTGGCGTCGGTATGCGTTTATAATTCTCATCAAGATCGACATGATGTTCTGGTGCTTTGGCTGTGTCATTGCCTCTATATTTGTACCGCACTGGTTGTATGGCAAGAATCTGAGCGAGACCTCCTTCGTAGTTTCCTAGTACATTCTTGATGCGTGCATCAGAAGATGCAAACCAAGCACCACCCGCAGGCTTATAAGCCTGATTTGACCAAGCCTGAACCTTTGCGCCATTGACCCACCACATGGCATCCAAAGAATTTCCATTTCCGTCGGTGTTACCCATTGCCATATAAAAATCCGGACCTTGAATAGACCAAAGCCCAAATGACGCACCGTTTGAGTGAAAGAGTTGTACACAAGGATTATTATTAGCATAAATTGTGAGACGGCCATAGTTACTGAACATGTGACCGTTGAATGTCGACGAGCTGGCACACACAAGAGTGTTCATACGGATCTGGCCTGAATTATCTATGTCTCCTACATTGGAGAGATAATTCAGATCGGTACGACCAGCTACTCCCAGAGTAGAATTGATCTGAAGTCCACCCGACATTGTGTCGCCAGTGATATTGACGTAGCGCGCGTCAGCATCACCTTGACTAATTCCAGTTTGAGAAGGTGGGGGAATTGCAGCAATAGCTTGATCGACATATTGCTTAGTCGAAGCATGCATCGGATCAGTTGGAAGTGCATGCAATGACAGATAACCCGTCATTGCATCACCGGTAATGTTGACATAGCGTGCGTCTGCAGCAGGCTGACTAATACCAGGCTGCTGTGGTGGAGGAAGCATCTCGATGACCATATCGACGTAGGCTTTATTGGCGACGTGGTCAGGAACAGTTGGTGTAAATGGATGATAGAGCACACCCTTCATCAAGTCGCCAGTAATGTGAACAAAGCGAGCGTCAGATTCCTCCTGACTATAAGACGGAGGAACTGGCTTCGCATCCCACCCATACCCATTCCATTTGAACTCAATCTCCGTGAGTGGGTCCTTGTAGACCTGATCCATCACCGGGTTGGATGGGAAATCGATAGCCATGATCAGATGTCCTGTTTGTCTGTTGTCGTAGTAGCTTGCGCAGAAAGCATCGCGACAAAAGCGTCGGTCATAATCTTCATCTGCAACAGAAATGCTACAAAATTTTGTGGAGTGAAACCAGATTGGATTGCGTGTATTGCCTGTGATGCATCTTTGACAACTTCGAACGATGCAGATATACCTGCATCGATACGTGCATTTGCATCTCTCTGAACCACAATGGGAGGAGTCGGTGCAGCAGGATTGGGTACTCCACCTTCGGAAAGCCACAATTCGTATTCCATGCGATCGGAATTATGCGGATCGGGTGGAATGTGAGCACCGTCGCTTGTGCGAATGACATAGTCGGTCGTGGTGAGTTGATATTCAGCCATTACAATCTCGCATCGAAACACATGGGATCGGATGACAACCCTGCGGGACCCTGACTCGGTGCGCTTGAATTGTTAAGATTGCCGAAAGATACACGCGCACCCAATTTCGATATCTGCGAGTTCACAATTGTTGCAATGCCTGGATTTGTAACCGATCCACCAATATTAGATAATTCCATATAGACAACATCAGACGATGAAAGAAACAACGTCGGCACCACTCGTTTCTGAACTTCAAATGAACCAAAGACCTGTGCTGAGGTTCCTGTACTCCAGGCTCCAGTCCAACCTGAACCACATTTCTCATAGTAGCGTTTGCAGATCTGCAATTCCTCAGACCAAGGACGAATAAGTCGATGTGTATCCATTGGAGGAATGTTACCTGGAACTAACATGACTCCACTGATTCCGGTCTGCATACCTACGGCGGCGACGGGGTTCATCGCACCAATCCCGAAAAAGATCATAAACATGGCACCCATCGTATCATCCGTCGTCCATGTGCCTGTCGTCTGCGCCGGGAACGTACCAATACACCACTGAGGCACACCTGCTGCGGCAATCGTTAACCAAATATCTTGCATTGTCGATCCCAGGCTATCAGTCAGCCGCACCAATATTTGACCCGTCTGCGGAAAACTCGCTCGGAAGCAAAACGAGATGGGGATCGCGTTTGCCCCTCCCTGCCTTGCTCTCGCAATCCGCGCTCCCTCGATTGAATGGACAAAATAAATAAGATCACCACCTAAAGATGGCTGCGCTATTGTTGTATTCATAATAGCACAATATCTAAATTCAGGCGCATGTCCCGATGGGCCTTGAGTATAGAGGCCAAATGCAGATGATCCGCTTTTGGCTATTTTCCAGCCGTCAGCAAAATACGTGTTCATTGATCCAGCACCAACTGCAATTCCAGCAGTTCCGACAAACTGATTTATGTCGAACCCACCATTGATGAGTATATTACTACTCATATCGATAGTGGCAGGAGCAATCTGTTGTCCTCGACTTTCTATGATCCCCGTATCCCGCCAAATAGCAATAGGAGAGTCGACGGCATTACCAGCATCGTCAAAACGAATAAGATTGAAATTCGATCCTTTATTACCTCCGGTATCCAATCCGCTGTCGCCAAGGTTCATCGACCAACGAATAACTCCATTGCTCTGACCTATAACAGCACGAGCATTCCCAGACTGACCATTGAGCCAAAGAATTGATTGTGGTTTGGTGATCGAAACTTCGCCATTAAAATTGGAAGCACGAGTTTCACGATTGATATTGAGTGCCTGACCTATATAGTTACCATCATTCCTATAACAATGAAGAATGAAACTACGACCACCTGCTCCAGCCGCTCCACCTGTCTCTGCATCGTTACTGCCAAGCTCCATATTCCAACGTTGAGCCAATGCTTCGTTCATACCTACAACTGACATACCCTGACCAGAAGCAGATGCTATCAATCTCAGAATTGGAGTTGCTTTCTGAATTGCCAGATCGCCTGTCAACGTACCACCAGTGAGTGGAAGAAATCCGGCACCGACAGCACCATCAACGTATTGCTTGGTCGCGATGCCGAGCGGTGCGGTCGGGTTGCCAACAACGGTGGCAAGACCTGTGGCGTTGTTAATACTGAGCGCCGCTCGCAGATTGCTCGACGCATCGACTGCCCAGATACCAAACTCATAGAGGCTAGGCGTCCCTTGCATTCGGAACAGATATTTCGTCGCGCCAACGCTGTTGAAATAAATATCTGCAGGGGCCGTGGCATTTAGTGAATTGAGGATCAGGGCGGGGTTGGGGCTTTCGATACCGAGATTACCCGTCATCGTGTCGCCGGCTACATTGACGTAGCGAGCATCGGCTGTGGCTTGATCGAGACCGCCGCTAGGTCTAGAATCTACATATTGCTTTGTCGCAATTCCAAGAGGAGTCGTCGGGTCTCCCTTGACCGACAACAGCCCAGTGACTCGATTGCCGACTAGTGCGTGACCTTGAGCCACACCAGCATCGTTGTAATAGGTGACGTAGAAATCAGCAGCCGGGGTGCCAGCAAGTTGAACGCACCAACGATCAATAAAGTCACGTTGACCAAAGATATTGGGTCCTATCGGATCATCAGCAGCCTTAGTGATCTTCAGATCACCTGTCATTGTGTCGCCTGAGACATCAACAAAGGAGGCGCTCGAGTCTCCTGGCTTGGCTGCCCAGCCATAGCCGTTCCAGAAGTACGTCACTCCACCGGAGACATATTCTTCTCCGAGTGCTGGCGATGGAGGAAAGTCAAACATTAGTTCCTGCCTCAAGTGACTCGATACGAGTCATGGCTTCCTGAAGTGCCTTAGTCAGAGCAGCAATCACAGTCATTGGATCGGGTGACTGGATTGCGTTAGGGTCATCCTTGACAGTGGTCGCTGCGCTTTCAACTAACGTCTCCTGAAGCTCATGCGCAATGAAACCCCATCGTTCTATATCATCTCCTGCAAAGAATGGCAGTCCTGTTCTCTGTTCTGTCTCTAGCTGAGAAACAGGAGTGTAGTCTTTATGCGTGTACCTGATCGGTCGTAGCTCCTTTACAGTATCCCACATAGAAGTAAGACCGACAACATCTTTCTTGATACGGTAATCGGACCCAGCCACTACGTTACCGACATAAACACCACTGATAAAAAGAGCACCACCTGGCCAGTTAATCGCAAAGACGTAACCTGAGCTAGCACCGCCTGCATTGCAAGCATAACCCTGAGCTGAAGATATATAAGTATCAGAATTGATATATCCTCCAGCAACACTGAAACGAGGTGTAAAGCATGTCAACTGATGATCGTTCTGAATCTGAAACCGTGCGCAATAATCTTCACCATGACCTGCATATCGGAAGTCCATGTACTGGACACCCTCAATAGCTGTCACATCAATGATGCTGCCTCCTGCAATACCACCGGCTGTCCCGGTGCAGTTTCCATTGACGTTTCCGTTGAACGCACCGTTGAAGGATCCTGCATAGACAGCGTTACCTTGAAAACTAACTGTACCAGAAAGATCAATCGACATGCGTACATTGGTTGATGCATCACGAATATAATAAGCACCATCTGCCTGTGGCCCGGTGTACCAAGTCCGCGTACCTGTCACAGTTTGCGCTAGACGAGCATGAGCGCCGTTTGCCACAGTCAGAGAAAGGGAATCTTGTCCTGTGACATTGACTGCCGGTGCAGTCAAGCCACCACTCATAGTGTCGCCGGTTTTTAAGACATAAGAACCGACGCGTGCATCGACGTATTGCTTCGTGGCAACACCCAAGGGAACTAAAGGGTCACGTGTGACCTCTACCGTACTGTCTGCTCGTTTGATCGTTAGAGGATTATTGATAACGGTACCGGTATCATCACAAGCCTGAATATAGAAATCTGCCCCAGCCCCATAGGCCATCAAGAGATTCCAACGCGCAGACCCACCTCGCATAGCTGTGAGGTATGTTCCATTGGAATCAATGCCATTAACTGTGATCTTTGGAATAGATTTATCAATGCGAATATCGCCGTCAGTAGTAAGTAGACCTGTCTTACGTGAAATGTTGATCCCACCGATAGCGGCTGCTGCATCACTATATCGAGCCAAACTAAAATCTGATCCAGTGTCAGCACCAGTCTCAGCTACATTCAATCCAAGATTCATACGCCAACGGATCAGGCCGTTATTGGTTCCTTGAATGTACGACGCACCGCTAGTCTTGTTCAGCGTGATGAACGGGTTTGCCATAGTGATATTCAAAGGACCCGACATCGTATCACCAGTCTTGAGAACATATGAACCAGTTCCCATATGACTGTCGACGTATTGTTTTGTGGCGACTCCTAGAGGAGCTGTCGGATCACCTTCTATAGTCACAAGACCGGTCTGGCGACTAATGAGAAGAGGATTGCCGATCCTTCCTCCGGAATCGTCATATCTGGATATTCTAAAATCAGAACCTAAATTACTACCTCCTTCGGCAACATTATCTCCTAACACCACAGTCCAGCGAGATAGCCCATCTCTCAAGCCACGAATCTGAGCATCAGGTGCTCCAATCCTGTTCAGCCCAAGCCCAGGAGTATCCTTTGAGATAATTAAATCACCGGTCATGATGTCGCCGGAGGTGTTGACGAACTCACCTCCGGTACCACCGGTATCATCTTCCATCGCAGCCCAGCCGTACCCGTTCCAGATGTACGAGACACCGTTGGCTGTGTACTCTTGCCCAATGGAAGGTGATGCAGGAAAATCGAACATCAGTTATACTCGTCGTTCAAATTCCGCTTTGGGCTGCGCCGCCCCATTCGTTTTGATATTCTGTTCAGCCTGCTGCATCGAGGCGATAGTCGCTCTCAATACAAGTATCTGCATCTGCAGATCACCAAGAAGAAGACGAACGTTCTGTTCGACGTGTTGACTGATAGCCTGCTGCTCATCGTTCATTTCTTACCTCGTTTGAGTTCTTGAACTTCTTTAGCGATCTGTTCGATCGCCAACTGCATCGCTTCTAATGGATTGGGTGGCGGAGGCGGTATCGGTGGAAATGGTACATCAACAACCACTCCATCGATATACCGCGCAGACCCTTGTTTAACCAGTAACTCTTTCCACACCTCCTCAGTGATCTCCACAGCTTCCAAAGGTATCTTTGCACTGCGAGCATTCTCATTCACGGGCGGATAAATGTCATTCGTATAGAATGCCATGGCCCTACCTTCCGTATCGAATAGGCCATAATAGCGCAGAACAAGATCAGCCATTCCCACTGGTGTCTCAGGAACGATAATTGGCTGTTCTGTCTTCTCATCAGTCATCAATACCCCCACGCTATATATCTGTATTCCTGAGTAGCCACACCCACAGCTCCACCTGTGTTAACGTATCTTGGTTGAAAGAAAAATCTACTAGGTTCAAACGCCTGACTATTACAAGTGATTGAACCTCCATCTTGCAACGCCGCTACACCTGTACAGACTACTCCAATACACAGATTTGGAAATGCTACCGGAAACGTAACCCATCCATTGCCCATACTAACAGGGCATGTACCAAACACGAGCATCACTCCGCTAGTCAATCTGAAATAGTTAGAATTGTTCGGACACACTCCTTCATGGAACAGCTTATGGGCAACGCCGCCCATACTCCATCCGCCGACCTTCCAAAATACATCAGTATCGATACCAAAATTGGCAGCAAATGATCCAGGGCGATGAAATGCCATAAAGGCGCCGTCACCAACACCACCCCCACTCTTGACTTCCAGTGCCTGTGATCCGGAAGATGCTGCTATCGTGCCTGTACTAAATCCGACACTAGCTTTATTATCCGCACCTAAAAAACCTTTGACAGTAGCCGCACCATCAACAGTTAGATTTGAATTTAGTCTGACAGGCTTACCAAACAGATTGAGAGTGGCCCCATCGTTCTGTAGATAAGTTCCGCCAGTAGTACCTAGATAGACAATACCTGTATCATTACCACCATGACACCAGATTCCTCCAGTCGTGAATGAAGCTGATCCACCATACTGAGTAACTGTTCCGTTAAGATTTATTGAACCGTTAAGATATATGGTACTATTAGATCGCGTAATCTGAAAAGGTGTACCCAGATATGCACCTGCGTCACTATAACGATGGATCATAAATTCTGATCCAGCGTCAGCTCCACTTTCTGAACCAAAATCACCTAATCGTACATGCCAACGATCTACTCCATTCATCTGTCCAACGATTTGATTACCATCAGCGCCAGTAGCCTTATTGAATATAAGTGCAGGTGAATTAGTATTTATCTGTATCTTCGAACTATAGAATTTAACTATTCCAGCATTATCTATATTCAATCTCTCAGTCAGCGCACCATTATCGATCTTCGTATAGAACTGAAGTATGCCACCTCTATTACCAGCTGTTCCAACAGCTGAACCAATGATACCTGCAACTTGTTTATTAACTACAGGAGTATTGGTATCCGCGATGAAACCAACGTGGCCAACGACACTATTTGACGCATCTAATCCACTAGCTAACTCTAGATATCCTCGATCTGTAGGATTATAGACAGTAAGGTGATTCTTAAATGTAGGAAGAACAGATGAAACTATACCTGGAGTAGATGTTCCCACTCCAACATGACCCTCTGGAAGAATAGTTAACTGAGTCTTAAGTACACCAGCATTCCAAAGACTGAACTCCATACGGCCTGAAGCATCATTATTATGCCTGGATACACCAATAGTTCCAATTCGTTTATCCGCAGCAGTGTTTGATTGATTGCTAAATGAAATGTGACCAACAGGAAAATTCGTTGTGCTGTTACCAGTAAGATCAAGAGCAGCAAGTGAATTAGGTACATTATCAGATCTGATATTCAATACGCGCGCAGGAGCAGTATATATTGAAAATATCGATGGAGTAACACCACCAAGACTTGCATTTCCAGTTATTCCATCAATATGAAATAATGTAGTAAGTACTCCATCAGTTGGAGTTGACCCGGCACCATGCCTTACAAATTTGAAACCTACTGGACCCTCATTCGCAATCAAAAGGTTATATGATGGAAATGCAGGGTATGTCTTTATCCCGCTCAGTACACCCGCATTGGATAGTTCAACACGACCACCCTGTCCGATACCGGATTGTTGGGCTCCCGCCACAGCATTGCTGTATGCTTGAAATTGATGATTTGCATCTACATAAACTCGTAGAACACCGCTATTCGTTATATTGAGAGCGCCGGTCATAAGATCGCCGGCAGCGTTAACAAACCGGGCGTCACTCTCTGACTTGTTATAGGCGTCTATTACTTCCCCACTCGTATCTTCTTCGATCTTGATTGCCCAACCATAGCCATTCCAGACATAGCTCACGCCGCCAGACGTGTACTCCTGACCTGGAACTGGACCGGACGGGAAGTCAAACATCAGATCTTCTTTCCAAGTAGCTTCAACAACGCAGATTCAAGCTCACTGACACGTTTTCGTAGTGCCTTCATCTCTTGAAGCAGAATTGGAACATACTTGGAATAGTCAACACCCCAAAAGTCATAACCCTCAGTCACCTTGACATGAGTGACCGCCATTGGATAAACTGTGATTGCCTGCTGAGCAATGACACCATAGCTGCGATCTGTGGTCCCCTTCCATGCAAAATCATAGACGTTGGTGCTGTCAATGATGCGCCCGGAATCAAAGTCTCGAAGATCCTCTTTATGTTCTCCACTTGATCCGGTATTGTAGGCCACAGCAATTGGTGTCTGATAGATGTTCCCAATGGCAGTTCCCGCAGCATTGTAGAACAGGAGAGCAGTAGTCTCATCAGCCGCTGGTCGAAGAGCAATACCGTTCTGAACAGCAGCGCCTGGATAACTGATCTTAAGCCCGGCTGCCAAGGTTGGCATCGGATCAGGACCAATCTCGATAGGCGCACCAAATCTTGAGATGCCTGTAGCGCGACTTATCTTCAGAACAGGAGTTCCAATAATGACACCGGGATCGTCATAACGATAAATCGTAAGATCACTTCCCGTACCTCCGCCACTTTCTACAGCTTGATCACCTGGTTGAATAATCCAGCGGCGTGTACTATTGACCATGCCGACCAGACCACCGGCCGCAGCTTCGGTGTTATTCAGATATAGACCTGGAGATCCCTTACTGATGATAATGTCACCAGACATGTTACCGCCGACGAGAGGTAGATATTCGCCTGTCGCTCCGCCACCTGTATTTCCACCGCTGTTGACCTGAACCCATTGCTTGGAGTTCCCATCGTCATAATAGAACCAGAGAACTCCTGAGTCAGTCTCCCACCACAATTGACCAGGTGCGGGAGCCATTGGAGGAGCGTCACCAATGGCAATACCTCCACCAATCAATTTTCGTTCTGATGGATCAATCGACGATGGAACACCAACCCAAAGCCTAGTTGGATTAGCCATCTCGATAGAAAGTTCGCCTGGCAAAAGTCCGATCGGACTGGAACCGGGTACTGAAGTTCTTTTGATCTGGATAGGTACGACCATCTATATGTCCTCAGTACGTTCCACCGTCGATCGACACTAGTTCAAGTCCAGACGTTGAAAGACCGTTACCGCGCAGTGCTGTAATAGAATTAGGAGCAATCGTGATACCGGTGAAAGTGATAGGACTGGCTGCTTGTCCATTTCCAGTCAACTCGGGTGCTGTCACAGCAACGATAGGATTGGCAATCGCTGCATCTTGTTCTGTATTCTTGGCATCGAGTGCCACGAGAGCTTCTTGGACATCGTCAGCTCCGGCTACAGCCGGAGAAACAATAACAGCAGAAGCTGTGACCGTAGACATAGGTCCAAATGGAAGATGTGTCCATTCAACACCGTCGGAGAGCAGCCAGTCACTCTTCTCGTAGTTTGGAAGACCATTAATGGTACCGCCCGGAGGAACTGAACCAGCCGTATCACAGATAAGATACCAACCTTTATTAGCAAGCGCCGGAACAGGCAAAACGTTACCGCTCATACCAGACGTTGCGGTCCATACAATCGATCCATCATCAGCAGCGAACGATCCAACAAATTCGCTAGATGCAGCTAGAGCATCAACTGCTCCCTTCAACTCGTTAATAGCCGGAACGATCTTTGGAGTCAAACTTGCATCGATTTGATCAACCCTGAGCCCAGTGAGAGCCATAGTATTGAACGGGGTTCCGAACGCTTCATTAGTAGCGCCGGCGATCATCTCCGTCTCAGTAGCAGCACGCACAACGTCGCCGCTCTCACCACTCTGGGTTCCGTTGACCTTCACCCACTGAGTGGAATTGCCGTCATTGTACCAGAGCCACATTACTGCGGTATCACTCTCCCACCACAGTTGGTTCGGCTGCGGATTTGGCGGAGGTGTATCACTGACGACAACAAACTTGAGGTGAAGCAATCCCCAGGCGGTAAACGATGCACACAGGTTCTTGAGCGAGCTGCAATCCCAAGGTCCATCAGGATCGAGACATTCCGCAAAGCTGAGCAGCTCCGAAACAATCGCGTTGACCTGCTTCGGTTCTATCCGCGCATCGCAGTCTGCCGGAAGTGCTGTCAACTCGCAGTTAGACAGGAACGCAGGCAGAGGTGGATAGGCGTTCTGCACATCAGGTGGATGAGTGGGATTACCCGCCGCATCGCGGTAAACGACTGCACCTGCGGTTTCGAGCTCTGGAAGAATACCTGGCATTTCAGCAGCCCCGTGTGATGTTAGGTGGGCAACTTGTAGGAAGCATCGAACGAATGATGCATTCTGCGGCTAGAACTCCCGGCCATATCTGATCAGGAAGACCCGCTGGTTTGTCACAAGCGCGATCCCACACTGCTGAAACTTTATCAGGAGGTTGATTCACTTCGCAGATATCTCCAGACCCTACTCCCTCGAGCCAGTCTTGACTATGAATAATCTGAAATGCAACATCTGAACAGTTATACACATCGCACGGATCAGGTAGCGATTGATCAGGAGCGGGAGGTGGATAGATTGGTACGATCTTGGCACCAAGAGGTTCAATGATCCAATTTAGACCGCATAGGTTTTTGATTATCCCCATGTTGGCTCTACTTAGGGCAGTGACGATTCCTTTCTTAACCGCAGCTTCTAGTTCGGGTGGAAAATCAACTTCACAAAACACAGGACCACATTCAGTCCAGATCTCGTAAGGAGTCAGTTCTCCAAGTAGAACAGAACGACAATGTTGACGATAACAATCTTCCCAATGCAGACGCGCAAGATGCGCGTCGAGTGTAGTAACGGCCGTGGTGGGATTGCTCTCCCTAAAAGCAGGCCAAAGCGCATTGTGAACGACATGACGTAATCTAAGAACTGTATAGATAGCATGCAAGATCAAAGACGGACAAGATGGATCTTTGACAATAGGACATTCAGCAGGATCATCATTTCTTTCGAAATAACTGATCGCAGCCGCCTTCCAATAGTCCCACATAGGTCCAGAAGGAAGTAGATTAAAGAATGCCACAAAGGTACAGCACAGATCATTTCCACAAAGCGGAGGAGGACAACAGCCCTCATACTCAGGTACTCTAAATGGAACACATCCATCCGCACCCAGTATAGTAACTGGTATCATCGCCATTGGCGGCGTACCGCTTAATGGCGGAGAAGATCTCAACATGGGGGCCTCATCGATTCAGGCCCAGAATAGGAGATCTCATTAAGACAAGGTAGAACATCACACTCAGGCTCAAGATCCCCGCATGAAGTGACCCAGACATCTTCTCGAGGATAAGGAGGAATCTTATCTTCGTAGCCGACTATTTCGAAGTGAGCTGAGGCATTGATCTCCGGTCCAATAACTGAAGCTATGATCAAATCAATCTGCTTGACTCTAAGAGGCATCGAAGGACAGATTCTCAAAAACAACTCGGTAATATAATCAGATATGATCTGTTTCTGTGCTGTACTTGGACAGCCAGCGATATCAATGATAACGTTCACTGGAAGCGGTTTCGGAACGAACACCTGTCCGCACACACCTATCTCCACCTGACCTTCGCCGTAGCCTTGATGCTCTCCGAACATCCAGTTTGTAATGTCGTCGACAACATGTTGAGGAGGAATCCCGCAAGGAAATACTCCATCAAACAGGACATAGAACTGCATCATGTTTCCACAGTTCTTACAACCGAAATCACCGCACTCTCCACCACAACGGCAGCAGGCACCTTCTCGAACACAGACTCGAGATACGCAAGGGTATTCCATAAACTTTTCTTTGATCCATGCCATCGTAGCACGGGGCTGATACGCCAAACGTTCAAGATATCGTTTTCTAAATTCTTCACAAGTTTCTTCACCTGCTCCGCCACAGAATTGGCCACCGCAAATCTGTACATCGGTATCGATTCCAGGAGCCGGGGTAACCAGAGTTCCTTCAGTCACCCCACCGTTTGAATTCATCTCTGATCCAGGTGTCAGAGCTCGAATATGAATAACTAATTTTCCCTCTGAAGATAACTGAAGCGGAACAGAACCAACAGAAACGAACGTCCCAATCTCAGTTAAGATCTCAAGATATGGAGGAACAGGACTTTCAGGAACACCTGTTAATTTTGCATATCCCTCAGCATGGGATGGCGGGCGCGGGTATACTCCATTCTGCGCTGCCATCTTGTAGAGATTATCGCAGCAGGCGGTCTCAGGGTTTGCCTCGCGCCACATTTGGTCAGCGACGGCGAAATATTGTTCTGCGGCAGCATAGTCGTTCGAGACGACATACCATTCATTTGATTCGGGAATAACTTGTGCGCCACCCAAGACCGTCGATGAGAACTGATTCTTAATCTGATCGAACAGTTGCTTAGGATCTGGCCTAGGAATGACGCAGGACATCAGTTCCATACCCATGTATCGGTACTGTAAGTACCGGAAAGATTAACTGTTCGGCGGACGGAACGCAGCATAACGGTGATCGTTACATCAACTCGAGAACGACCTCGATACACAACATCAACATCAACATCATCAGCTATTTCGAGAATGATTAATTTACCAATATCGCTGCGAATAGCTGCACCGATTGCTTTGACTCCATCTAGAATCTTAGCATACGCCTTCTCAGCGACATTGTAGACACGGGTTCCGATATAGAGTCCGTCGTCTCTGTAACTCTCTGACCAGTGTCCATAGGTTCCAGCAGGTGTCGGACATTTGATATCGCTTCTAGCTCGCGTGTTAAGAATATTCAAAATAAGACTTCGAATCCAATCATCGTTAGCAATTGTTCGTCCTTCTGGTTTATCGATGTATTGAAGTCCAGGAATAGAACACTCTGCTCCACACAAATTATATCGACCACAAGAATCCATCGTCGACCAGAACCTACGACGATTCCCCTCTGTACTGGTCAGGCAGTCTATATCATTCATTGTCGTCATCTTTAGCTTCGGCTTGTTTACTGCCTTCGAAGCCAGGAATGCTTTCCTTACCGTTTACAACTTGAGGTGTCTTAACAAGCTTGTTAACAACGAGCTCGCCCTCAATAATTACTTGACTGGCACGGATATAAACTTTATCTCCTTTGACTTCGAATTCACCTTTCTCACCGACCGCAAACTTATTCTTAGTCAGATGAGCAAGAGAATCGCTGAAGTCTAGAGCAAACGTATCATCGGTAGGATGTTGAACACCACCATGCCCCTCCATCCACCGTCGCTGTTTATCCTTCGGGATGGTAAGGATTGCCATCTTCAATGTGGTGTCAGATGAAGAAGCGAGAAGCATAACCTCAGTATTAAATTTCTCTTTGACGTTAAAAGAAACACCTCCAATATTTAGAACACCAGCTTCCTGATCTTCAGTATCGGTTCCTCGCACTTTAATAATCGAACCTGCACCTTTGATATATTCTTGCTTACCCCAGACGTGACGTTCTGTTCCGTCATTGATATCCCTCGAACGTTCACGATAGCGAGTAAAACTGGTCATGCAATCTCTCCGAACCATGGTGGCAAAGTAAGGGGCGGGGAAGCCGGTTGGTTCTCCGGTTCATTCTTCGCCATCTGTTCTAAAGATTCAGAAGCAGACATGAAAGGCATAACAGACAAATCTAAGGGTGACCATGCATCTGGGAATTGACCTTCCGTCATAGATATTCCAGATTGAGATCTGCGTGCTGACCCTGTATTGAAATTGATATTACTGAGTCCAAATCCTCCTGCTGCACCATCTGCGCCGCCAGAGGGAGGAGGGGATAAGGTCAAACTGGTTTTGATTGTCTTATCGTGATTTACTGTATAAGTCAATTCAGTGCATTCAAATACATCGAAAATACCTTCGGGCGGTACTTCGACGTAGTGCATGTTACCAATATCCCAAGGACCGCCTTCCGATTGAACATGAAATACTTCAATCTCGATCTTCTTACCTTTAGCAGCACGCGCATTCATTTCAAATCGAGCGCGGCGCTCTAACGTCTTCTCATCCGCATCCCCATTGTGTTGAACGATATGGGGTACGAATGATTTCATCTTCTTATTTTCCATCTCCTTATGAGTCTTCAAAACAGCCTTCTCGCCCCAAATCTTTTTCTTAGAACGCTGCCCCTTTACTTTAACTTTTGACTTTTGTTCCTCTTCAGATTGCTCAGCAGAGAACTCAAGAATGTTAATTCCGAGAATTAAAGGATCGCCACTCTGTCCAGCACAGCCGTCTGTGACGCATAATTTCCCTTCGCGAGTCTCATACATAAAATAACAGTTTTCAACTGCGACGCGATTAAGTTCGTCCACCACACGGGACCCATCGCGAAAGCGCATCTTATCCAACTTGATAGTCTCACCCTTCCAATCGAGTTGTACTTTGAAGGGTTCAATCAATTTCTCGCAGACTTCTTTAGTCGTAGGTTTTAACATATTGGTAGTAGGATGTTGATGCGACGAATCAATCAGACGTTTAGTCTTACCTCGAGCTGTGAGCTTGATCGTATATTCATCTGGTCCGATATTAGTCGACATCGAAGTTCCAGCCTTACCTGTATCCTTTTCTTTAGTTCCAGCTCTACCTTTCTTCGACCCCGTTCCTTTTCGTTTATCGACAGTTCCAGTGAAAGCAAGTTGTCCCGCAATATAGACCAGTACCTCTGCCCCCGCTACCGCAGCTCGGACCATTGGACCAGATGGTATAGCACCAGCAAAGATAGTGACTGATAGACTTCCAGTCATCTCTTCCTTACTACGCTTCAAAGTCATCTCAGTCCAAGTCGTGAGCTCAGACCCACCAATGGTAATCACAACGGGTTTCATGTTGGGGAGACCGCTCTAACTAGACGTCCAAACCGCCCATTCGCATCAATTATATTTCGTGGCTCAAGATCCCTGTGACGTTTCGCATCATTATAAATCACATAGGCTGCAATCAAAGGGTGAACACCACCATGAAAATTAACTGTGATTAGACCAGGCAAACGATAAGAAAGATCGTTCATCATCTTCTCGAAATTAACGATATACTTTCGAAGTTCAAGATACAAAATATTGTCACAGATACTATAAGCAACTTTTGCTTCGTCCTCAAGAACAGCAGATACAGTATCCATTGCTGCTTTAGTTGTCTGAACATTTGGATACTTACGAGACATTGCTGTTTCAGACATTGCAACGCCAGTCAACACACGAAATCGACTATATAAAGAATTCTCTACCGAAGCAGCGCCTCCTGCTACAGGAAGCGTACTCAAGACTGCTCCCTTATTGGCGAGCTTTCTTAAGATACGCCATTCTGTCTCAGGGTCTTGAACATTATACGTGATACCGTTAATTCCAGAAGTAAGCGCCTTATCCACTTCCTCTGCTGACATCGCCAGTCCAGGATCGCCCGCTACCTCTTTCATCTTTAGAGCCACACGCCACTGTGACGAACTTGTATCAGTAGTAAACGTCTGAACTAAGGCGTCATGCGTCGACGTAATAAGAGATTGAGCAGACGTCACAATGTCGACAACCCACGGGTGCGCTATTCTTATTGGAGTATAATCTCGCCTAAACGATTCCGAACTGATAGCAAGGACCGCTCCGGAGATAAGTCCAAATAGTGATCCACCAAGCCCTGTACCAAGAGGGTTAGCCTCAACGAATTCTAATTCAGCGGTCGTTTCTCCTTGGCCCTCTTCCAGTTTGTCGCTAACCTTAACTTTACGACAAGCAACAAGATGTGTCCCACGAGTAGGATGAACAAGGATACCAGGCTGCGGACTTTCACAGACTGCGAATAGAGCCTGACTATCCCATACATGGTCGTCTTCTCTAAATGCCGCAGTAAGATTGAAGACTCTTATCTTACGACCGAGATCCGCATATGCAGTATCTTCACCAAATGGAAACTCTCCTTCGGCACCTCTACGACCGCCTTCAATGTCAGCATCCGTGCAAAGAAAGCCCACCCCCTTAAAGGAAGCAGGAACAACATCCTTGCCAATTGCACAGGCGCTTCTAGACATTAGTCAGCAGGCCTCGCGCCTTTGTCACCGGTTTGCGTTACACCGCTGACGTTGATATGAGCACTAAGATTGAGATTAGCTAAACCAGCCTTGATAGTTGTTACCGCGGTGGATCCAAATATACCACCACCCTCTGCAGCTCCAGCAGTGATTGCCGAATTAGCATTGGTTCCAAAATTGTTTCCACCTTCTACACCTGCCTGTTTAAGTGTCTCGAAGGTTGCTTCAAATTTAGTTGGAACATTCAACATATCAGTAACCCAATTACCGCCAGTAGCTTTGAAATCGTCAAGTGTCGTCTTAAATTCTGGAACCCAATTAGGTGCAGCTTTCGATGGATCTCCAAATGGATCTTTAGCATTTGCAGGCGCAGGCGATTTTACAGACGGGAATCCACCACCAAGTCCCATACCAGCAGGAAGTTTGAAAGTACCAATACTTGCCATCAAAGTGGTGATTGTCACATTCGCATTGTGAAGATCTTTCAACACCCCAGCTACACCACCTTTATCACCTCTACGTTGCGCATCTTCTATCAATGCTTGTCTTCTTTCATTAAGTTTTCTACCATAATCAATTAACTTTTGAACTTCAGCAGTTGTACGATCTTCTGCAGGTTTTTCCGCCATTGCACGAAGTTTTGTCTTTTCGAGTTCCTCCGCCGCTGCTGCTTTCCCTTCTGGAGAATTATCTTCTATTATATTAAATTTCTTTGCAAGCGCAACGCCAACCTCCCACAATTTAAGAGCACCTTTATACAATAACTCTGCACTTAATTTTGAAGGAGTCAAAAGAGTATCAAGAGTCTGCATACCCATATCGTATGCTTTTCCAAGTTTTCCATAATCCTTTGTTCTGATAGCCTCTTCGATCACAGCTATCTTTTTATCCAATCCAATTGCCTGAGCTACATAATCACCTGCATCTTGAGCTCTAGTTTCTAAAGTTGTTTTAAGTTTCTCTAATTGCGCAGTCCAAGCGCCTGCAAAAATTGCTTTAGGATCCTGTTTTAGAACATCCTTACCTTGTTCAATCTGTCCTCGAGCTTGTGCATGACCAAATATAGTATCAGAAAGTGCAGTTCGAGCCGTGGCAGCCATTCCCGGGAACATAGAATCCATAACAGACTGTATCTTAGAACGAAGCGGAGCACGAGCTTCTGCAATTTCTTCTGCAGTTCCACCTTCTTCTTTAACTTGTCTTGCCCGTTCCTCAGCTGCTTTAGCTTCTGTCTTTGTGATAGCCTTCTTTGCATCAGCCTCTATCTTAGGCAGAACATATTTAATTATCCATCCAAATGGATCACGCTGACGAAATTCAGCATCAATAGGTTTCTGAGATCCGAGCACCATACCGGCACCCTGACCTTTTCTGACCTTTCCAGTTGGAGTAGTAAGGGGAGTACCACCCTCAAGAAGACCAAGCTTCGAAAGAGCTCGATTCAGAGCCTTATTATCTACTGTGCCACTCATCGAACGCACAGCTTGATAGAGCTCGTTTGCTACTCGAACACCTCTATCTCCAGACGACGATAACAACCGAGCGAGTGCCTCAGGTTGCATCGTAAATGCCAATGTCTTCAAATTAGCAAGCGTAGTCCGAATCCTTTCAGAATCAAGTAGAGGATTCATAGCCTTAGCAAGCGCCACACCTTCGAAGACGCGCAAACCGTCTTTGGATAATTGTCCCGCAGCAGTTGTCAGATCACCAGACGCAATATTTAGACCCTTAACAATGACAGCAAGATCTTTGATAGCTGCTTCTTTAGTTACATCCGGACCTCCTAGAGCGTAAGCAAGAGGAAGAAACTTATCAGCAATAACAGGAGCAATATTTGCGGCAGCCGTAGCTCGCTCGGTTGCATTCTTTCCACCGACGTCGCCGAGGATGCCCGTTATGAACATCTTCATGTCGGCTTTACTCATGCCTAAAGCACGATCACCTTCGGCATACTTATCAACAGCGGCTTGGATGATTGGTTGCTGTTCTTTTGTCGCCGCCATCCGCATCATAAGATCAGCGCGGTCTGCTTTAGCCCCTTGCTCTGCCGTATATTTGAGAGCAGCAGCCGCAGCATATGCGGCGGCAGCTACAGCCAGAAATGCAGGATTGATAGCGGCGAGGCCCCCCATAAGGCCGAACCCCATACCTCCCCCGGCTCCAGCATTGGCTCCCTGCATCGCAGTGCCAAAAAAGTTTCTAGCGCGAGAACCACCTCCACCCGCTCCACGACTACGTGGTCCTCCTCCATGAGGAGGAAGATGAGGAGGTTGATTACCGGAATAGTTCACACGGACGTTGACAGGACGCCTGGCAGAATTTCGTAAAGTACTAATCTGACGTTGAGCCTGGCTAAGACCCTGTGTACCAACTCTAATATTAAGTGAAGTAGAAACTCTCTTCAAATTCCCCAAAGCACGAGTAAGATTATTAACTTGCCTTGTCGCGGCAGAAAGACCCGTTATATCTATTCGAATAGTTCTAAGAGATCTTGCAGTAGCCTGAAGTTTCTTTAACTCAGAATTAATCTTCCGGATCTGAGACGTAGATTTGTCTTTGACCTCAAGTGTTGCTCTTTCGGTAAAAGAAGCCACTACGGCTTGCCTCCGGCTAAAAGAATCCTGTTACGGATCTCTCGCTGATGAACTTTAGAGAAGTTACTAATTCGAGTAGTCAACTGACCGATAGTCAGAGGTCGAACATCTCCGGCCGAGGCAGAATAGTAACGATACTCTTCTACTCGGTCTGCGACTCGTCCGGCGACCCTAAAAAACGTGGCGTCACAAGTTTGGCAATTGTAACACCATCCGCCACAGTGATCTGAGATATTGCCCACGACGGTAGTGCCAACATTCCGGGAGGTTTACCAAGCGTAGCAATCAGCATTGCTGTCTGATTGATAGCATCCGGAGCTGCCATAACGTCTTCGATATCTCCGTATGTCTTGGCAAGGAATTCGAGTTCCGTGATTGGGTCCTTTCCCTGAACAGGGATAGGAGTACCAAGCTCATAAACGATGGATGTAGAAATACCATCGCCCTCACGGATAATCTTACCTGCCTCCCCCTCGTCGTCGTCAAGACATGTCGTTAACATCCGAGCATCAGGGATAGGCATTTCTATTACATCATCGACCCCGACGGGAGTTGTCGAGCCATTGACGTAGTAGGATACCTGTCTAGCAAGACGTAATCTACGCAGTCGACCCTCGAACGTTTTCGGCTTCTTCATACCCTGCGCTTCGACTATGTAGTCTGCAAACGCCTGAAATGAAAGCCTATTAACGACAGCCCCATCGATGGTTTTATCACGCAACTGCCAGGGTGCGGGCAGAACTAATTTCTCACTAGGCATAGAAACTCCTACGCGGCGACCGCGAATGTCGGCTGAACCACATCCGGTGTGGGTTCAAGGGTACCCGCCGGCAGCATTTCGTCGATCTCCTTGAACGAGATTGTCATCTCGACTTCATGGGTATCGGATTTGGTATCTCCGGTTCCGGTTCCCTTCGAGGCCGAGTAGACCAGGCCGTTGTAATATTCGACCTGAAGATTGACGTCACTACAACCCTGGTACATCGAAAGTGGAACTCTGAGATCGCGAATGACCTTGATCTCCACCTCCGGGTTGGTTGGCTGCCGCTTCACATAGCCATGCGGCAGAGCTTCGTTGTTGAATGCACAGAGCCGCCATGTCGGAAGATCCTCCGACGAGAGCTCGTGACTGATCGGACCGTAGACTGCGTCGGTGTCGCAATCTCGGAATGACATAAGGATGTTCTTTACACCGACTTGATTCTCGCACGTCATTATGACGTCTCCTAAGCTATGCGCCTCGGCGCTGGTGAATTAGTACGGGCGATCGCAGTTGGTCAACAACGACGGCTTGGCGTTGATGATGATATTGCTGATGCGGACCGGCGGACGATAGATAAAGTCGATCCAGAGCTTGCCTGGGAGACCCTGACACTTGGGAGCGACCTCGAAGTCCGTCATCAGTTTGATATCCTTATCGATATCCTCGAACTCAGAAAAGAGAATACCGATCTGCGACTTGGCCCAGGTGCGGAACGCACCGAGGATGAGCTTCGGATTGGTGCCACGCACACCAGCGGGGATTGTGGTGTTCTTGGTGTACAAACCAAGCCCCAGAAAGCGCCCGAGCTGGAGAGCAGCTTGGTCCGCAGTCGCCGCAGCAAGGCGCCGGCTACTGACAGCCCACCATGTGGCGTTGAAACGACCCCGCTCATCGTAACGATTGTTCGTTACGTCGTTGACGACCATCGGACTGGTCATCAGACCCGTACCACCCTGAAGCGGAATGGTCACAACGAAACCAGACTCCTGGAGAAGCTGCTGCTCTTCGAACGTAAAGCATTGGAAGCAGCTCTCAGGCTGAATGAGACATCCCAGAACACCGAAGTTCGGTCCTTGAATATTCATCTCCGGATGGTCAATGGTCGCGCAGCACGAGTGAGCTGCATAGGCGGCTGCTTTCTGCCAACCCGCAACCGGATCTGCGTAGCAATGAGCGATACGGCTGACCTCAGCCGAGTTGGTGTCAGATGCAAGAACCTGACCCAACGTACCGTAATTGTAAGTGTAGCCGTGACCGAAGCACTGCGGCTTCGAACAATCCCAGGCCGACGCGATATAAGCAATCATCGCATCCTGCCAGTCGTCGTTGGCGTACAGCATCGCGATGCAGCAATAGCAGCATTCACCCAGGATCACCGCATAATCCGGAGGCGTGAAAGCGATGTGAGTACCCTCAGAGACCAAAGCAACCGTTGCTTCAATACCCACAGGGGCATATCCACGACGCTGATGCCAGTTGTAGATAATGTTGATGGCATTACCGACCGAACCGGCATTCTTCGCTGTCAGAGTAACAACTCCGCCAGCTGCAACAGCTTCGAAAGGCAGACCCGGAGTTTCGTTGAGATCCAACGCCACATTGGTGGCGACTACATCCGCCGTGTCGCCCTCGTATACGCGAGTCGACGTATTGTAACGACCGTCGACCAAGAACAGATCCGCGCGCCCATCAGTGGTTGCCACACCAGTGAAGGTCACCGCATACGACGCCTTCTGATCAGCGCCGACGCTGGCATCCTTGTGCGGCAGAGCATAGAACTCCATCACACCCTCAGGGCAGCACAGGAAAGCCGTTCGGAGGCCTTCCGCAATGATGCTGCCTTCGCCGAACAGAAGATCGACGTCTTTCAGCGACGGCATCTTAATCAATTCGCCGTCTTCCGCCATACCGGTGTCGAGCATCTGACCCTCGACCAGGATGCGACAGCGGTTCGGATAAGCATTGAGGCTGGGGTCGAAACAGATCCGGATAGCACCGGACCGCAGACTGTCGATTGACATAAGTCAGTCTCCTGTGATTAAATTAGGTCCGGTAAGGGACGGTTTACGCAGGTTTCGGTGTCGGAGCTCCAGTACCTGGAGCAGGCGGAGTGGAAGGAGTGACCTTACCTCCTACGGGGTGCCAAGGTTCTTTTTCCTTGGTCGATGCTGCCTTTGCTTTGGGATCGTAACCACCTTCGACTTCGAGATCCCCCCAATGGCTAACCAGCCTCCGGATGTAGGGAGTATCGGGAACAGGAACGAACTTGTCCTGAGGAAGAACTTTCCCCTGGAAGAAGGCCTTGCGGCCTGGTTTGGTACGAACATAAATCATGGCCATCGGGCTCTCCTATGGACAGGGATCTTCACACGGGACGGGATCGAAACATTCTGGCACACAGCATTCAGAAGCTGGAGCACAGAGATTAAACTGGATACCGTCGATTATCCAGTCTGGTGGAGCATTTACACAAGCCTTCCAATTGATAGCAGCTATGAAACCGAAAGTCAGCGTCACAGCTAGGTGGTCAGCTTCTGTATCCAGAGTTCGATAAGCAATCCGAGCATTTCTAGGCGCCTGCCAAGTCGCCATATGCGTTAGAAGCTTATCTCGAATTGCTTCGTAATTATAGTAACTCCAGAAGGGCGCTTCCGTTCCATTAGAACGTTTGTACCTCTCTGGAGGTAACCAGAACTCAACAATAAAATGATCTGTGATCTCAAACTGGCTCTGGCGTGATGCCACACTCTGTTCTGCAACGGTACGAACAAAGGCAGTTACGACCAACGGGAGAATTGGAATATTCTCCTTCGTTACTGAGCTTTCAGAAACCGCCATCGCACGGCCTCCCAACTCAGGAAACCATTCTGCGATCGCCGCAGCAAGAGCAGGCAAGAGACGAGTCTCAATCTTAGGAAGTGCATCTTTGGGCGTAATTGCGTCCATCAGCGAGACCAACCTACCCACTTAGATGAACGTCTCTTAGCGGCTTCGATGCCTTCCTGCAAAGCATTGTCAGACATTTTACGACGTTGCATCTTTCGCGTACCGTGACGTAGATATCCTGAATACGGACGATTGCTGCTAATCTCTACACTATCGTTTGTTACTCTTGTCTTGATTGATGCTCGCAATGCACCAGTTCGGACTGCCGGATACTGACCAGGTCTCGATGCGGGAGGATAACTTCCCATCTTTTTGAAAGCCTTTTCAGACTCTCTAGCTACCGCATTAAGCCATCTCTTGAATGCTCGTTTGTCATATTTGGCTTCGAACGGAGCCCAAGCCTTAAAAGAAATCTCAATCATAGAGTCACCTGCATACGTTCAGGATTGAGGTCACTCTCTGTTGGTTTAGCAAGATCGCTGCTCTCCACTAGATGACATTCGAGCATTATTGTTCCACGAGGTTCATCGACAAAACCTAAGACTTTGTACCAACGAGGCGGGCTCTTGAAAAATTCTTCGTAGATCCAAGCCGCCGAACTATAGTCGATACCTAAGGCAGATCGAACCCGAATACGATGTGTTCCTCGATTTGCTAATTCTTTGATTGCGTAACCCATCTCTGACACGAATGAAGGTAGATGCTGCTGGTGTTCGATCTTCGCTCTCGTCCATACTACAGCTTCCCGACGCAGCTCCATCCGGTCAGCAGATACAACAACATCCTTCATCGTGCAGATTGCAACACGATGTTTCAATTCGCTGATCTTAACCCGAGCCATTAGAACGCCTCAGGATCGAATTGACGCCAAGACTCCAACGCACCGCTGATTAGAGCAATATTGTTGGTTCCGATAATCGCACCACCGCGGGCAGAAAGAGTGTTGCGCATGCTAAGAACTTCATCACTAGGATGCTCAACAACCCAGGCAATGAACTGAAGAATACCAAGAAGAACTCCAGCAGGAACCTGGTCAGCAGAGGAGAATCCTGCTCGATACATAATTCGGAGTCCATTTGTTGCAACGGCGCACGGATCACAGCAGTTACTCATATCAGGGTTGTAGAAGAACCGTGACTGCATCCGCACTTTGCGCGTGTTTGGAACGATATGAATAGTCTCGGGGTTACGACTATCCCCGTAGATATAGACTATCCCATCGCTCGAAGCATTCTTGAGTTTAACGACATGGTATTCGTGCCCAGGCCTACGCTTCGGCATCGGAAGAATTTCGGTGATTATCCTTTGCTTGGTAAGAGTCAAACCAGTATAGAATTCTGCAGACTCAACAGCCGCCCTACGATAGAGTTTCAGCTGTTCATCAGTTACACCTGGGACATCATCCGTCTTAGTATGCTGACGAATAATATCCATACTCAGATATTCATTCCAATTGATAGCAGTTTCCTCACCCTCTTTGATAGGGTCGATTCGATCAGGCGTTGGGGTAAGAGTATAGGCGGGACTGCTCAACATTAGCAGGTGCTCATTCGAATATCGAAACAGTCAGTTCGATTATAACAAGAACAGTTACAATCGATCGCCTGCATATTGGCAGTTAGACGCCACACTTCGCATTGGTCTGCGTTCGGCGCGACCCTGATTGCGACTGTGACGAAATAATGGGCGTAGTTCACGGTGAACGACTCGACCGTGACATGAGGTGTCTCTTGCATGGTGTCAGAGATCGTCGTCCCGACACCAATCAGAACCTCAAAAATGGACATTTTGTTGGTCACGTCAATGGCGCTGACGTAAAATCGATCGGGACCGTTATACCCGCCTTCGGGTATGTATTCGAACAGTCCAGTTTTCTGAACTGTAACTACGCCATGATGGGGTCCCTGAAAAGGAACAAGCTTGAAAGTCATCGGCTCAACGCCGTCAGGATCTTCAATCATCTCAGTGAGATCGCCTTCAAGAGGCGTATTCGCAAGAGTATCAAATGCCACATTGGCTCCGCCAACCTTTACCGGCGCGCCAGGAATGACTCCACACAGAGCCATCTGTTCCAGAGCGAACTGTGGCTGGCAATGCAACCGACCGATAGGAACTGCCCACGGGGCATAATTAATCGTAAGCCGTGATGTCGTTCCGGGTTTCAAAGCGACCTGCTCACAGCAGCAGACCTGACACGAATCACGGACAGCGTCGTCTACATTAAACTGGAGCATGGGTTTCACCTTTGAAGTAGAGTGGTCCCCCACCCCAGCTCGTTCTTTGGGGAGCGGAGTAGGGATGGGGGTTCATCACTTACGGGACGACGGGCGCCACGCAAGTGAAGCACGGAGGTGCGGCAAGAGGAGTCGTGGTCCCCGGACCGCAGCCGGGACGACAAGTAACCGGAATCATTGAGATTCTCCTTTATTCGCCACCATTTGGTTTCAACCACGAAGGTGCAGAAGGGGGTGGCGTCTCCTCTGCAGCTTTCCAAGGGGGAGGAACTGGCGCCGCTGAGGGCTCCTGCGGGAGTTCTGGTTCTATGGGTGCTATGGGAGGGGCCGAACCCGGGGGAAGGGGTGCAGCATAGCCCGCTCGCAGCAAGTATTCAGCAATGGGAGAATCAAGTTCAACATCCATTGTGTCGAGTTCCCATTCGATGCGTACAATATCAACGCGAAACGAGGGTCGATACTCGAACCATTGAATCTCTTTATTCCTTCCGCTGACGCGGAGCATACGGACCTTCAGAGTGTCACTGTCTTCGGCCATTCCGTTAGTCTCCGTTTGAAGCGACTTAATCGAGATCGAGTACCCATATAAAGCTCGAGTTCTACCTTAGCAAGCTTATCATCAGAAGTATCAACTTCTTGAACAATAACGACCTGACCTTTGAAATCGGACATGAAACTAATCGTATGCGCAGGACGTTGAGAAACTAATCTCATACTTAATGTCGGAAGCATAGTTGGCCGACCGTTGAGAGCAAGGCTATTTGTATCAAGAACATAAGGAGAAAACTGTTCGCATCCAAATTCTCTTGCCCAGACATACAGACGTGCGAGACCTGTATCGGGAGGAAGGGCAGCTCGGACGACTATCTGATCGCCCGGCTGCACTTTCACCGCCTTGGTAGCAGTTCGTCTCACCGGGGACCAGAGAGAACAGCCACAGCAGTAATCTTTCCGGTGTCTCCACTGACCGCAAACAACTTGACAAACGCGTCCGGCCTGCACGGAATGGTAGCCGTGCAGACAGAACCCTTCTTCGTACCAACGGGGAAGATGATCTGAGACTTCGGAGCTGCGATTTCTCCATTTGTGGAGCAGAACGCAACTATCGGAATATCAGACGCATTAGCGACGTCTCCCATACAGTTGTCTGTAGGGAGAGGAGGTGCCGACCTGACCTCAAACACTGCTTCGGCAGCAATGTCACTATCGACAGTAAACGTAAACGAGAATCCGTTATGCTGTCGAATATCGATGCCAGGATTGACTGGTCCAGCAAGAGCGGACCAGGCAATGATACCCTGATGCTGAGAAGCGATATTCAAGTTCATAACAGCTCCTTAACGGGGGCCTCCAAGAACAGCCACAGCGAGAACTGTTGCTGCTCCGGTGCCAACCAGTTGGATGAAAGCATCAGGCCGGCATGGCAGGGTTGCCGTACAGATGGTCCCCTTCTTGGTCCCGGTCGGGATAACGAATCCCGTGGTCGGATCCGGCGGACCGAACTGCATGCAGGTGAGCGTTTCCGGGACGTCGGTAAACGCACCGGGAACACACGGATCTACATCGCTGGGCGGAGCTGACTGCACCTTGAAGACAGCGTCGGCAGCAAGATCCGCCGTCGTTTCGAAGGTGAAAGCGAAGTTGATATGCTGACGGATGTCGATCGGACGACCCGCCGTTCCAGTCCAGGCAACGATGCCGTTGTTCTGGCTCGCCACATTGATATTCATGAGAACCTCTACGAGTTGACTTGATTACGCGGCTTGAGGAGCCTTTGGCGAGGCAGCCTTCGGCTTTGCGGTTTCCTTACCGGGAGAGAACTCCCCCGTATAAGCCATCCGCCGAAACATCTCATTCGAGATGTACCAACCAGAATTAACGGTCTGGTTCCAACGGACAGGAGGAACTTTTCCCTTCAGCTCAGCAGCCTGCTCGTCCGTTGTAACTTTTGGTTCTTTAGCCATCTTGGCCTCCTGGTTGATGTTACCCGCAGGTAACAATCAGTTGGAATTACCCAACGGTGAGGATGCGGGCGGCGGGGCAGCAGGCCGTGAAGCCACCGTCCTCGGCGCCGAAGACATACTTCACACACCAAGCGGTGGACTGACCTTCCCACTGCTCCATCCACAGCGAACGCTTGTTCACCATGTAGTAAGCCTGAGACCAGCTACCAGCCGCCACAAGGAAATCGCCGGCAGTGAACGGAGCAGCCGCGGAGCCCTTCGTCAGCCCAGCAGTCGGATCGGGCAAACAGTTACTGATACGGATGTTCTCCCGCACATCATTCGGAGAGTAAGTCATCAGACCGTCGCCGAAGATGAAGCGTCCGGTGTTGTCAACCTTCGCTGCCAGATATGCGAACATGTTCTGGTGCATCACCGCAGTAACGGGACCGTACTCGACAGGCGAGCTGGCGTAGAACAGACGGAAATCGATATGATCGAAAGCCGCCGGAGTCGATGTCGCCAACTTGGTGAAGCACTGAGCGTTCAACCAACCAAGCGGCTCGTTGATACCGTCGCCCACCATCAACGCACGGTTGCGATTGATGCGATAGGAACGCGCCGCCGCACGGAACATGAAGTCCAACAGCGGATAGTTGGCCTCCTGGAGCACCTTGCGCTGGAAGCAGAACACGCCACGGAAATCGGACACCGCGCCCGACTTGAATTGGATGTTGCCTTCCGGCCCGTACTCGGCGTCGCACTTCGCATCGCAATCGTACTTGCCGATCTGGCCGTAGTCCATGACCTGCGGGTACATGAACTGGCTCTTGCTGACCGAAACACTGCCGTAGAGATCGAGCAGTTCTGCACACTCGATGATGCAGTTCACCTCGATACCCAGCAGCTCCGGCGAGAAGAATGCACTGTCGAGAGACGACGCTTCGAACGCCTTACGCTCGATCTCCGTCAGCGAGCGAACGACCTTCTGTTTCGACTCGATGCCGACCGCCATCATCTTACGAACAGCAGAACGATAGGCGCTCGCGTCGATCAGGTTGTTCATATCGGGCTTGAAGTCGTCTTCCGAGCCGCCCTTGAAGATGTGGGCACGCTTCTGACACTCGACGCCGGCCTTCTTGTCGGATTCGACCAGAGCGTCACCGCCCTTGATGATCGGAGCGTCAAGCTCCTTCTTCACCTGGTCGAGAGCCTGCGTAAGGGCCTGCTGCGTCGCCACAAGAGTGGCGTAGTCTTCGGCGTGCTTCAGGACCTTCGCCTTCAGCTCGTCGTTGTCGGCTTTCACGTTGCCGAAGTGAGTCGTCAGGTCCTTGTACTGCTGCTCGGTCTCGGTGCGATTCTTGGTCAGCAGCCCAGTGATGTCGCCGAGCTCCTTGGAGAGAAGAGCAAGTGCCTCCTCAGCCGTCTTCTTGTCGACCGGAGCTTCCTTCTTCAGATACATGCCCCTGGTCACAATGGCGGGGCTGGCCATGAAACGATTTTTCATGTGGTGATTCCTTCTAGAGCATCGATTTGATGCGGGCGAGTTGATCGCGAACTGGTTGCAACAATTGTACATCCAGCATGGGATGCTCGTCTCCAGGCGGTTCAACCAAAGGCTGCTGCCTGTCTAGGAACAGATGCGAGTTCGCTTTCAAGTAGTTCGCCAACTTGTGCGCGTCGCGTCTGCCTCGACACAGCCCATTGGCTACAAGAGCCTTCTCGAGCTGTGACATTGTATCGTGATTCTTGATGAAGGTCATCTCTGCCTCGAGTTGGGCAGGGAAGACCACAACACTGACTTCCATCAGTTCGCCAGTCTTGATGAGAAGGTATTCTCCGTCTTCGGATTTCTCTTCGTCGACGTACGAAAATTCATCAAGCGCGAAACCAACGCTGAAATTGAGACCACCGTTCTGCAGAGCAACCTCATGAACGTCCTTGACATAAGAGACGTTCAGATTCAGCTGCCCTTCTATCTCGAGGTTGTCGCCGACCGTCTTGAGCTTCGAGATCACACCAGCGGGTTTGCTCCAGTCGTGGTAGGCAAGAAGCTTTATACCACGAGGACCAGTGAGACCCTTCTGACGAATGGATTTGTCGAATGCTCCTTTGAGCACCTTGTGACCATAAAGGTCGACAGACGGAGTGCTCGCGATACCAGCGAAGAACCCTTCGGGCTGGTTCTCCAGCTTGGTCTTTGCAAGCTCCATCGAAAGATCGAGGTTGATCTGATCACCAGACCTGTACTTCTCGTTGGCCTTGGTAATCAGGTCGCCCTGTCTGTGATGCTTGATGGTCATGGACCTATCTCTCAGTTTACGAGCTTGAGCGGAGGAGTTGCTTTGTCAACGGGCTCTACGACATTAGGATCTACGGGATCCCCGCCGTCTGTCGGAATCGGTGTTGACGTAGTCGAACCAATCAACGATGGTAGAGTGTTATCCTCCTCGAATCCAAGGATCTCTCTCTTCTCGTTGGTGGTAAGGAAGTTGACGTGGCTGAGGGTTTGTCCGAGCTTGGCGCGCCCCTCCCAAAGAGCAGGAATTGCATCATAGTCAAAAGCCACCCGAGCACCGTAAGGGCAGATACAAGCACTGAGACCCGCACTAAGAGGAGCAATGTAATTGGGGACCACAGTATCCTGCCATAACGCCAGGCGGGATTGCTCATAATTGTTCGAATACTTTGCCGAATCAGCATTGCTCAGACCCAACAGTGCAATCGGTACACCAAAGACACCCGCGATAATTCGCGTCATGTCATCCAGTGGAATCTTTGAGTGAATGTCACCCATCTTATTGTCCAGAGTATGGACTTCAATCTTCGTGTTGTAGAGGAAGAGAACGTTTCCGCTATTCTCTTCACCAGGACCAGCAGATTCGAGATGCTCCTTGAGAGCCTCGACCTGTTGCTTTGTAAGAGTCTTATCCGATGTAACCACATACTTAATATTTGGATGTCCGGAAGCTGTGTCAAGCGCACGCTGCATCAGACACTTGATAATCATCAAAGGAATCATCAGCGACTCAATAGCCGCCGGAGACTTATTATATTCAATCAGACCGGAGAGACTAGGAAAAGAGATCTCAGCAGCATAAGCTTCTCCAGGGGAAGCTTTGCGCTTCGAAGGATACCTCTGCTCTTGTTGCGTCCCTTCACCATAGACATAGGTATCAATGGTGCCGCGCGTATTCGGAATCCCCTTCATATACTTGGTAGCGAGAGGATAGATCGCGTTCGGAAGTCCGCCTGTGCCTATACCCACCTTGAAATGAACACGAGAATAGAGCATCAAATTCATTGTCATCCAATAGCGCAGATTCTCCGGAGTAAAGTTATCATTCGGAGACTTGAGAAGGCTATTGATTGCCTTGATCTTCGCGGGAGGAGCCTGCTCACTCTTTGGAACATCCGGATCAGGCACACAGAACCAAGGAATAGCCTGGGCGCTCGAGGCGACAAGGTGCGTCACACGATACAATTGAGGAATGCTGCGCTGCGCCTCTTCGGCTCCCATGATCGCCGCGGAAGATACAAGACGAATCGGCTGACCAGAGATCGTGAAGATCGGGCTTACCGGTTCCTCGACAGCTTCCCGCTTCGGAGGCTTCTTAACTAACTGGTTGAAAGGCCACATCTAGACTTTGCGCCTTCCTGAGGAAGTCACTGGAGATTGGGTCTGAGAAGAAGTAGTGCGGGCCTGGAGTGACTTACTCTTAATGCTCACGGTCCCCTCCGCAGGACGTTGATTCGGAACATGAGAAACACTCATGCTTCTATGACGCTGTCCAGTAGCGTAACTAGAACCTGAAGAAAAACTTTTGCCGCAATTGCATCCCACGATCAGATACTCCTATGTGATTACCAAAGCTTCACAACGCCGCCGAAAGGATCGTCATCGTTCGAAGGATTCGTGATGGCGTCCTCTAGCGCATAACGAGAAGAATCCCATCCATGGTTATTAGCGTCGACTGGGATTCTGCCTGGCAAGACCTTACCGGATAGTTTATCCGTCATAAACGAGTAGAGCCGCGCCTCATCGCGCATTTGCTCGCATTGCGGATGGATGACGATCTTGTATCCCGACATGAAGTTGATGCCGGACTTAACGGAACCTGGACCCTTCTGGGCTCCGACGATGTTGGGAAAGCCCC